TAAAATACCTAATAAGTATCTTAGCTGTCGCTAAATCGAAATTTGTTAAACTATCAGAAACAGCGGTATAATCTACAAACAATGTTTTAAACAATTTATTTATTGTTGTTTTAAAACCAGTGCGAACATTAGTATCTACTTGACTATCTCCTACAATCTTAGAGATATTCTCAGCTGCATTCTTAAGCCTGTCCATAAATCCTTTAGTGTAATTTAAACACTCTTTATCTACAGTTAGTCTATGAATAAGCTGATTAACGCTAAAGTCTAAACTATATTTTTTAAATAGATCTTCTATAACTTTAGTTTCTACTTTAACTTCATCTTTATATGCTCTATCTATCATAGAGACTTTAATAGTTTTATAATGTGTTTTAACGCTATAAATCTCTTTATTACTATAAGGACTAGCTTCTTTCTTTATTAACGGATTAACCTTAATACCTAATTCTGATTTCTTCCAATCTATACCAGTAGCTGGATTCTCTACTTGACCGGCTTTAAAATTCCTAAAGTAACCTTCTAGTTCATTAGCAAATTTATCCATAGATTTAAAATATCCTAATCTATCTTGATTAGGGAATACATTACTTATAGCAACATATTTATCTAGATACTCTTTTTCAAAATTATATTCTAGAGTTGCTATATCTCCAGATTGAATATTGAAACCTTTATAATCTTCTAATGCTTTAATAGCAGAATTAAGTCTATTAATTTTAGTAGGTAGAAATGTTGCTAATTGAGCAATTAGTTTCTTAATAGTTTCTACTATCTTATCCCAAATACTCTTAACAACTTCTCCTATATTAGACATAACTTCTTTAAGACCTTCTATGTTCATATAGTAAGCATCTATATTAGTAAGACTCTCTTTATTAAGAGAATTTGTTAATGTTAGTCCAGATACTCTAAGAACTTCTCTTAATTTCTCTTGTACAATGATTCTCTCTTCAATAGGAACATCTTTAGTAGTACCATCTTGATATAGATAAGGTTCTCTTTCAACAAGAAAACCATTTACATCTTCTACTATAGTATCTGCTTCTTCTATATCGTTTAGATCATCTGTTATTTCAGTTACTGTTTCATTAACTTCAGAAGGATCTACTAACTCTTGTTCACCTTCTTCACAGTTACAACCTTCTATTTTAGGTACGAACATTTCATCGTTAAGATTAAGTTTATTAACTAATTTATTTAAACTCATTATGTTCTCCTTAATCTATAGTTTCCATTTTTTCTATTTTAGCATCTATAGCAGCTAGTTGATCTTCGTAATACTCAATCTGTCCTTGAAGTTTAGGATCAGCATCACCACCTGCTATTTGAGTCTTAAGTTCTAATAGACGTAGTTCAATGGCATTACGTAAGTTTTTAAGCATATCTAATCTTTTAAACTCTAACTCTACTAAATATTTCCTAATGATAAGAATTGGGTTGCCTATAAATCCAGAAACAATAGGTTTATTAACATCTGAAAGTATAGAAGCCTCAGGTGCATCTGAAGAGATTCCATCGTATACAGATTCAGAAGCCATAGAAGAAATTTCGTCAATAGCCTTCTTAACATTTGGTTTGTCAAGAACTTTACCTTTAAGTTCTGGTAAAGCTTTTAATACTTTAAGAACTTGTTTCTGTGGTAATACAGAATGTTTCTCATCTCTTATTATAAGGTAAATAAGTTTCATTATTACCATAACATTAGCTTTAGTATCTTCTACTAGTCTATATGTAGAATATTGTTTAAATGTCATAGTCTTAGCGTTAATAGAGTTATTAAGATTTGTTTTAACTAGATTCTCTACCTTATCTATGTTCTTGATAAAATCATTTACATAGTAACTAAAATCTTTAAGTAGTTGTTCCGCAGAATGGCATTTTAAACCATCTTTAACTAAACGATAGAAATTAGTTTTCTCTGCTGATTTAAGAACTATTGGATTATCTAAAAGTAGTTCTAAAGAAGGAAGAAGATCTTCTCTTATATCTTCTTCTATAGAGTCTAATAGTTCTAATGTTGTAGTTTGTATCTTAGCGAATTTATTACCAGGGAATAAACTAACTACATTATTATAAATTTCTTTTAAGCTTAACATAAAGTTATCCTTTCTCTCTTAGAATGTTGGTGTTTTATTAGCCATAAAGTATTTCATCATTTCTAACATGAATCCATTATCTTTACTACCATCGCCCATTTTCATTAACTTATTATAACCAACATCTATACTATTTTGTAAATCTGAAATATAAATCTTACAACGTTCATTATCTTCATCTAGTATAGTTAAGTTATGGGCATTCATAACACTAAGATAAGCTTGTTTACCATTATAAGATGTAATGTTTTGTCTAAATGCTTTTGAAATATATTCTGCATCAAGTTCTGATAAGATAACTGTGTTATAAGAAACTTCAGCACCTTTAGTACCAGTTAATGCTTGTCTAGCTAATGAAGAACCTTTTTGCTCTGATAGTTCTCCAAGAAGTTGAGAAGCTTTATCTAGTTTATTTTTCTTATATTCTTTAATAAGGTCGCCGCAGAATAAGAAATCACCTAGTGTTATACCACCTGAACGATACTCATACCACCTAGCTAAGAAACTATTTTTAGCATTACTATCTTCAACTACTTTAATAAGTTCTTTTTGTGGAACTGTTTTAATAGTAGCAGCTACTGTAATAGGAATTTTAATACGTTCATTATTCTCTCTAGCTATAGTAATCTCTAAAACTTTTATACAAGCACTATTAAGCTCTTTAGATTCTTTCTCTCTAGCAGTATCAGCTTCTAAGTTAACTTTATAAGCATCTATAGACTCTTGATCTAAGACCATAGTTGGTGCTGTAAAATCAAGTTGATTCAATGTTGTTGGGGTTTTAAAAGATTCTGTTGTTAAAGTATAACCAGCTGCATTAGCTGCATAGCCTAAAGCACTTCCTCCTAATTTACTAGCTGAAATTTTAAGAAGATCATTAGTTTTATAGTTATTAGTACTTAAAATATCTATAGCCTCTACACCAGATTTACCATTAAGTTGTGTAAGTATTTGGAAAGCTTGTAAATAGAAACTTGAAAAGATATTTAAAGAAGTGTTAACAGCTTGGTCAAAAGCTCTACTTGTTTTAGCTTCTTCAGAAACTATAATAGTTGGCTCTACTATCAAAGTTTTTAATAGTTTAGTTATAGAACCTGTCTTTTTAAAATTTGCATTTAAAAACTTATCGGTCTGATTGTCACTACCTGCATTATCTAAATATTGTTTAAGCAGCCTCATACCAGCTACTATAGGCATAACTTGAATTGCCATAAAATGCTCCTCATTATAGGTTATTAAAAATCAGATAAGCCCGCTCAGAGAGGGTGTTTCATGATTTCAACCCCTACCATATGGAGGTACAAATAATGAATAGAAACGAAGTTTTAAGAAATTTCGGTAACTTAGATAATATATTTGCATATGGGTCTACAGTAGGAAGCAGAGATAGTGCTCTATCTACTAACTTAAGAGGTTTCTATCATGGAGGTGGTTTACCAACAACTTCTCCAAATATGGATAGAAACGGTTATGTTTTCTTTACTAGACCACAACTGAATTTATCAGCGCATAACTGCATGCGAACAAGATTACTTTTTAACTTACTTACAAGAGATGAGAAATCATTATCAACCTGGGTAAGAGCAACATTAGATCCAAGGTTATATTCTAATCCTAACGAATTAGCAAGATCTTATCATGTAGACAATACAAATCCTTTTATACCTATATTAACAAATAATATAACATCTTTATCTGGTTGGCCAGATCTTGTAGTCCCAACAAGAACTTCTCCAGAAGGTGTACGTAAAGAAGTTCAATCTGTTGTAGATGGTGTAATGGAGTATTACCAAGAATTCGATCTTGACGCTACTTTCTATAATACACAAGAAGATCCTATAACGCAACTTTTCTATACTTGGGAAAAATATACTACTTTAGTATTAGAAGGTATGGCAAACCCTTATCCTGATTTTATAGTAGAAAATGAAATGGATTACAATACTAGGATATATCGTATTATAACAGATTATACAGGTAAATATGTAAGTAAGATAGCAGCTTGTGGCGCAGCTATACCTATAAGTATACCAACTTCAGATTATGCTAACTATACTAAAGACCAACCATTAAGCACAGGAAGAAAAGATCTAACAGTTCGTTTCCGTTGTAATGGAGCAATCTATTTTGACCCTGTATTACTACAAGAGTTTAACGAAACTGTTTTCATATTTAACCCAACATTAAGAGATGAAGCATTAAAAGGCACTATTAAGTTAGTTAGTAGTAACTTTATGAAAATAGAGAAGAACTATCACCATTTGTTTAATGGTCTATTAATACCTTATATAGATCTTGACACTAATGAACTATGTTGGCTAGTTGATAGTACTAAACCAGATAATGCTGAAGCCATAGAGAAATATGAAATACTGAAGAAAGAGAATGGGAGTAACTCATGAGCGAAACTAAAGTAATAGAACGTAAAGAACTTGAGAAGTACGTTCATAACCCAGAGATGGTACAAAAGAAGATCTTAGATCTTATAGAGAAAGTTGATAGTAATGATGTAGTTATAACATCAGCTACTAACCCATTTACTATGCTATTAGAAGCAACAGCCATAACAACATCTAATGCTGTTAATGAAACAATTGGCATTATGAGAGCAAAATACCCTAACTTAGCTTTAAGTAGGAAAGATATTAGTCACCATCTTAGTGATGACGAAATAGAAGGTTTAGTTTCAAAACCAGGTTATGTAGATATATTGTTTAGAGTTTCGGTAACTGATATATTATCTAACGGATATAGACCTAAAGATGCTAAATATGTAGAGATGACTATACCAGAACTTACTAAGATAACAGTCTATAATACTGATCTTACAACGCTAAATGATATTGTAGTAAGAGTCTATGATAACGGAGTATCTTTCGTAGAGATGCAACCTAACCCCGATAATCCATTAGCATTAACAGATATTGGTATTATAGTATCTGCTATAGCACAGGATGAACAAGGGCACCCTTATGTCTTCTTCGAAACTAAGGTACAACAACTTACAGTAAGTAATTATAACTATGCTGTAGTGGCTTCTGAAGGATTCACTAAGAATATACCTTTTAAGTCTATAGATAATAAATTCTCTTATGTATATGTAAGTTATGAAAATGCTAGTACAGGTGGTAATAAAGTTAAATTACCTTTAGGGTTTAACGACGAATATTTAGATCCTTATACTCCAACTGCTTATATTAACATTATAGATAATGATGTTACTGAGAAATTAATATTAGAAGCAATAAGAGTTCATATACCAGATACATATTTCTTACATAATAAAATATCAGGTACAATCTATATAGACCTTTACGAAACTAAAGGAGGTATTTATTTACCATTAGTAGACGCATTAACATCTGATTTCTCTATAGTACTAGGTAAAACAGGTAAGAACAGTTCAACAGCAGTTTCTCCTAACATTAATATTGTTTTAGGATCTAGAGATGTTTTAGCTAATGGTTCAACTGGTTTGAACTTTAACGAATTAAGGAATGCTATTATCTTTAATACTAAAGGTGATCAAAACCTACCTATAACAGATTATCAACTTTCTTATAATAACCAACTAGATGGTTTCAGAATTATGAAAGACTCTGATGTTCTTACTGGTAGAAGTTATGTAGCTATGAGAAACTTAGATAAAACTCCTTCTACTGTTATAAGAGCATTACAAGACGTTTATTTCAATACTGTTGATGTTATGTTAGAAAGATTCATTAACCATCCTCAGATTGGATATTTCGAAGATGCTTTTATAGTAAAATCTAATACTATATTTAAATCTTATAACAGCCAAACAGAGATAGTATCTAAAGAACAAATGGACGCTATGAAGTTATTGAATAATGAAGATAAGTTAACATATTTTAGAGAAGCTAAGTTTTTTACTAACCCTTACTATTATATTATCAGTAAGATTAAGAACTATAGTTCAGCAAGAGTCTATGATCTTGATAGACCTACATTAACAGATATGAGAATAGTAGGTTCTAATAAAGAGATTGAAGTACGTTGTAATACTAACCAATATACTATTTATAAACATCATGATGGTTTTGAAATAGTACTTAATGTACTTAAGAACGAAGAAGCTAAAGCTATAGACATTAACGAACTTCATATGGTAGCCGCTATAGATTTAGTAACTAAGAACCAACTCTTTATAAAAGGTGTTTATGATAGTACTGCTGATGTATACAGATTCTTTATAGAATCTCCTATGTATATATCAGAAGAGGATAGATTAGTATTAACAAATGGTGAAGCTACTACTTATAGTAACTATTCTAATCTAGTAACTAATGTTAGTTTCTATATTTATACGACAGATACTAGCGTAGAAGATCCTAAGAACTTCTTAGTTTCTGAATTGATATTCGAACCTAGAAAAATAGTTGTTATAAATAAAGAGACCATGACATTAACTTTCGGTAAAAGGATAGAGAGTATTTGGTCTAGAATAGCTGTTAGCTATACAGAACGTAAATACCAACGTTATAAAGAAGATGTTTATGCGTATTATGAACAAGATGAATTTGAGAAAGACCCTATAACAGGAATGATAGCAACAGTTACTGATACTGGTGTAACTATGAAACTTCTACATGAGAAAGGTGATAAGGTTCTGGATGATAAAGGAAATCATATTGTCTTACATCATAAAGGAGATGTAATCCTTAACGAAAAAGGTTTACCTATCATAGACGATATGGGTGGTGTTATAAGGCATCTTGATATACTTATGCTAGACTATGAGTTTTACTTAGCTACTAACCCAGCATATGGTAAACATAACTTAATGTGTATAGACCAACTTAATGAATACATGTTGAAAATATTACCAACAAGGAATGATAAGCTTTTAGAGAATACTAACTTGTGGTATAAATCTTATAAAACAGTATTACCTATTAGAGTTAGAATAAATAATATTATCTATGGATTGAAACCGATAGTAAGTCCTAAGGTAATGATTTATTATAACCAGAATACAGAATTTAAGTTAACTTCTATAGAGTTTGAGAATATTAAAGATAAGATAGGATTTATCTTAGATAAATATTTCGAGAATGATAAGATTTCATTAGCAGAGATAAGAAGCGCCATAATGAAAGAATTAGGTTCTGATGTTCTTAGTGTTAAAGTAACTGGAATAGATAATGCAAATTCAGAATTGATCTATATAGAAGATAAGAATACTAGGTTAAGCCTAGATAAGATATTGGTTATAAACGATTATAATCAATTAGAAGTTAAATATAATGTAGATGTAGCTATACAGACATTGTAAGAAAAGAAAGACTACCCTTACGTAAGATATTCTCTTACGTAAGGGTAGTCTAATACGGAAGTACTAATAATAATCTTCAACCTCTAGAGAATGAACTCTAGAGGAAATTCATTAACTAAAGAATATTTTAACGATGGTATAAAAAATTATAAAATCGTTTAAAATCTTCGTAATTAATGAATAGGTTTTACGAAGAAACATTAGCATTTGTTCTCCTTTCTGTTAAGATACGGAGAATTCCGTAACAACATAAATTGTGACATTTTTATGTTGTCATCGATACTAGACTCTAGCTATATACCATTAAGGTATATAGCTAGAGTCTAGTACGCTATTAAGTTAGCAGCTTGAATGAACATTTGTTTTCCTTTCTACTAACAGCATAGCAAGTGGAATTGTTATGTTGTAATTAATACTAGAGTATAGCTATATACCATTAAGGTATATAGCTATACTCTAGTACGTTTGTTTATTAAGCTTTAGGCATATTTCTAATTATATCAAAGCTTATATCTACATTATCTCCAAGCTCTGGATATGTAGGACAATCTTTCAGTGCCAGTATTATCTCTCTTACAGGACATAGTTCAGGGTTTAAATTATATTTATTTTCATCCTGTGTACTAATAAGAACTTTAAGATAATCGCTAGAATAGAATGCTCCTTGAGCTCCTTTTAGTAGATTAACTACTCCTTCTAAAATCTCTCTTACTTTATTAGCATTATTACTAAAAGCTACAAGATCTTTTATAGTTATAGTATATCCTCTAGTTAATGGTATACCAGACTCTGTTGTTAAGAAGTTCTTAATAAGTTCTACTGGCTCTATTTTAGCTTCTGGGTTATTCTCTAAGATAGTTAAAATATGATTTACTAATCCCCAAGAAGCATCATTACAGTTAACACCATAAACTTGACCATTAAGGGTATAAGTAATTTCATTAACTGGGTTATTGATATTATCTACCGGATGGATCATATACTCTGGTATAACCCCACCTTGGAAGAAAAGATCTTTAAGGTTAGTTTCAAAAACCGCTTTAACAAATTCTACTTCATCACCATGCTCTATGAATAGATCTCCATTAACAGTCGTATATTTAAAATTACGTAATAGAGAAATTACTTCTTCTGGTATATTAGCTACAGCATCTGCTATAAACATTGCATTACCAAAAAGAGCTTCTAAAGACCATAAGTTATTTCTAAAGATTCTAGCAGAGTTACTATTAATTTTAGTTTCTGTATCTCTAAAAGAACTTAAGATAGAAGTTATTTTAACTTTAACTGGTTCTAGGTTAGTAGCAGATGGTCTCATAGTGAACTTATGGATTGGAATGTCTTTAGTAATAAAAGATTTATAACCTTCATTACCAGCTAGATCATCTACCATACTCTCTAAAGAAAGTACCTCTTCTGCGGATATAGCATTAGAGACCGTAAGGGTCTCTAATTTATCTTCTAATATTCTTTTTAATTCTTTATTCATTATTTATCTCCTTATACTTTTAAGGTCTTGAATAAGTTAGCAGCTACATGAATTTCATTAGCATTAAGATCTTCAAGTAGTTCATTAAGTTTTTGTTCTTGATAGCCTTCTTTATCTTTAGCGAAGAAATCAACAAGCTTTCTAAGTTTACTATTAGCCGCAGCTGCTAGTACTGGTTGTATAGTTTTATCCAGTTCTTCAATGTCTTTTAAAACTGCTGTTTTAACGTTAACATCATCAACATAGTTTAGTCTACGGATAGTGGTGTTTCTAATTCTCTTATATCTTCTGTTAAGATCATCGTATAGACCGATTGAACCTTTAACACCATAAGTGTTTTTCATAGTGCTTATTATACCAGTAACTGTTAATAATATACCAAGAAGTGCTCCAATAGGTGCAGCAAATGCTATAGCCGCAATTGTGCCACCTAAGGAAGCACTAAGAAGAGCTGTAATACCTACCGTGACCATTACGCCAAATGATAGGTCAAAACTAAGTCTTGCCGGTGAATACACCCATTGGTCATAGTTCTGCATATTAGGATATAACTTTTGTAATGCACTAGCCATATGACTTCCTAATCCAAACCTAGCAGAGAATTCATCTGCCTGTTGTTCGTCATTAGTAAAGAAACCAACACTCTCCTGTTGATACATACTACCTCTATATATGTCTTTATAAGCTTGTATTGTAGCAGCTGCCATATCATTAGGTATATCTTTAGGCATATCTGTTTTAGTCTTATTATAGAAGATTCTTAATGTATCAGCAGGTGTCTTACCTTTCTTACCATACTCTTCTCTAATAATATCGTTAAGAAGTACAACATTAGCATAGACGTTAATAATACCTTCTAACTCGTACCAGTTATGACCAAACTCATGTAGTAGGATAGCTAACATTTCCATTGGTGTAGCATTCTCATCTGATGCAAAATACCAGTCAGCACTTATATAGAAACTCATTTGTTTAGTAGCATTAACTATTTTAGCGTTCTTAAGATCTAATGTTATATTAGCTTTCTTAATTTGTGCTAATAAACTATAATAACTTGCATTCGAAAGATCATTATACCACTTATAACTATCTTTATATTTTGGATCGTCAAAGTCTATAGTTCCATTTACTAGCTTTTCATAAAGCTCAGGATTTTTCTCTTTCATATTGTCTAATGTTGCAAAGCTACCATACATATCTTTAAACCAGTTAAGGTCATAACCAATAGTCTTAGATGTCGGTATAGTATAGAAAGTATATTCATTATTAGATCCAAATATTACTTTAACTCCGAATCTCTTAGTAAAAATATCTTCTAAGGCTTTGATAGCCTTAGCTCCCTCGCCTTTATTAATATTACTATTATTAACGCCACAGTTATCGAAGATATTTTGTATTGCGGCTGTAGCAGCATCTATAAAGGGTTTGTCATTCTGATAGGCTATCATCTCTTGGTTAAGCTTAGCTTGTTCAGCTTCTTGAGCAACCCTTACCTCATTCTCTTTTATTAATTTTTTAGTTATGTTTTTTAAACTCATAATGTCCGTACCTTAATTTATATATTAAAGAGGGTAGATAATAGTCTACCCTCGAATGTTCATTCTATCGGTAAGAACACATTATGGTTTATTACCACTAGCTACTTCAAGGTGAACTCCATCTAGAAGTACTATGTTCTTCCATTTTTTGTCTTTAGTTAACTCATCGACATTATCATTATAAAGCAACATTGATTTAGTTACAAATAATGTATCTGCTTTATATTCAGTACGTTTAGTAGCAGATACCCAGACTAAAGTTCCTGTTGTACCATCTTCTACTTTACCTTCTATTCTAATAGTTGTATACTTATAAGGGTTATCTATTACAACAGTTCTACCAGCTGGAACTACAAGGTCTGTAATAACATTAGTTTGTATATCAGCAGTACCATTAGTAATATTAGCATAACCTTTAGTTTTATAGATATAAACTTCTTGTGGGTCTAAAGGAGCAGAACTGATTCTATAGATATTTCCATTATTTGCTCTTAATGTTCTAATATAGATTCTACCATCTGCAAAGTCATTATTAAGGTTAGTTATTGTACCATTAGAAGGATCGAATATTAAGATACTTTGATTCTCTGCTACACCAGCACCTTCAGAGTTATTAAAGATAGCTACTTTACCATCTTTTCTCATAACAGCATGCATATTATACCAAGAACCAGTACCAGTTGTACTAAGATCTCCTACTTTAGTAAATGTTTTCTCTTTAATATTATAACGATAGATAAGATCATTAGTTCTTAACATATCTTTAGGATCTGGTTTAGCTAGTTCATCTTTAGAAACGCCTCCAAAGACTAAGAAGTTTTCATTATCTAAGAGACACATTGAAACATAAGAATATGCTTCAAAAGGAAGATCATCTTCTTTAGATGTTGTCATAGTGTTAGTATCTAATTTATATAAACATAATTTAGTAGGTGTTTTAAAAGTACCTTCTTTATGTGGTACATAATAAACATTACTATCTATAGTAGCTACCATAGATCCTGATACACCAGTTGAACCTAATTGTTTAACAGGATTAGCAGTACCTTTGTATGTAAATATAATATTTTGGGTATCTACACCATATTTAAGAAATACAGATTTACCTAAACCTTCTTTATCTTTATCAGATTGAAGTTCTGTTCTGTTAATGATCATATTTCCATTATAGAGCGGAATGATATTAGTACTCCAGTTAGATAATGGTTTATTATCTCCTATATTCTCAGTACCTTGAACATCGTCTATATAAGTTAAAAGACCAGATTCTATTCTATAGTAAGCAAGACCTTTGAAAACTTCATTATCAGACTTAGGTAATACGAAACCACCTCTATTAAAAAGTTCTCTAACCATTAAGTATTTAACACCTGGTTGAATTATCTTCTGGCTATATTCATAACCTTCTGCATATTCAACGTTAGCATTAAGATCATAGACTTTATTTGCCCTACCGACTAAAACAGCGTCTAGTTGCCAGTTAGTATAAACACCTGGATCATATTGAAGTCTTGACCAAACATAATAGATCTCGCCTTCTCTTATATTCTCAGGAACCATTATCTTAGGATAAAGATGTGTATTATTCAAAGACTCTGAAATGATAGCATCTTCTTTATTCTTAAGAACAACATCTACAGAAATGAATCTGTTAATATGTAAAGAAACTGAAGTTAAAAGTTCTCTACCTGCTATAAACTCCGATTCAATATTAAGAGTATAAAGATTCTGTTGGTCTAAAGAGCTATTATAAACATAAACACCTGGGTTACTATCAGCGTTGGTAGTACTATGATGTTGACATTTTATAATATAAACTTTATTATAAGCATAATCTGCTTCATCTAGTTCAAGGTGAAGTTTAAGTTCTTTAGAACGTTTCCTTTGGAAAAGTACTTTACCATCACTATCAGTAACCGTCCAAGATGTAGTATCATGTTCTCCATAACCTATAAATACTTCCATAGGAGAACTATCGATTTTAATAATATCTCTAGAACCCGAACTATCTTTAGTAATAAAAAGTTTAGGCGTTGCTAATATAACATCAGAAACTTTAAAACCTTCCATATCGCCTTTAAGGTTAACTACTGAAGACCAACCAGTATCTGCTCTTCTAGTACCATCTGATGTTGTAATATCATAATGTAATTTAAATCTTGCATAAAGTTCTGTATCTTCTGTTATACCAGAAATTTGAGTAGTATAGCGATTTAAGTTAACAGTATCTTCTATATTAGAAACAATAATATCTTCTTCTTTACGAACATTATTGCCTACGGTTTCAAAATAAGGAGACCTACTAACTTCATAACTAGTAGCAATATGTCTCATACCACTACCAGCTGGTATACTAGGTATCTCTGGTAATATCTGTAAATCTCTTACCATATTATTATCCTTTGCTTATATTCTATATCTTTATGGTTATGGCTTGGCATTAAAATGCATACCAATTTTATCACTATCTGTTTTAATATCCTCTTCGCCTTCCTCGGTTATAAGAACTTCTTGGAAAGTTTGTGTTCCTATAGCAACTTCGCTCCAGGGAGAATAAAAGATAGTTTTAGTTTCATCACATTTAGCATTTACATCAGCATCATTAGCATAACTTGGTAGATCAAAATCATGCGGTACAACACCAGCATAAACTCTGCCTCTAGCATAAAGTTTATCTAAGTTTGTATAATAGGTTCCAACTGGACCACCTATCTTAGGAAGAGGGGAGCTCCAAGATTCTAAATGATCTTTATTAAAGTAAGTAGCGTCTATTATTTGTTTAAACTCTGGATCTAGAGCTATTTCAAAAGATGCAGCTACTTGAGGTCCTCCAGAGCCAATATCGTCATAGTGTTTGAGTACTATATTTCCATCATCGTCTAGTACTTCAAATTTCTTAAAGCTTACAGTAGCCATATAGACTCCTATGTTATTTAAATTTTTAGATAAGATCCTATATATAGGACCCTAAGCATCAGAAAATCCGAGATACCTTATGGACGCAGAATAAGATACTACAGCTAAAGGATAACCCTTAGCTGCAGTACCTGTAAATGCATTTGATAGTATTTTAGCAATAATACTATAAACAAATGAATATTAAAATAAAAATAGATTCATAAATAGTTAATTAACATTAGTTATATATTCTTTAAATAGGAGTAGATAGAAATTTAAATTAGGACTATAATATGTTATACATACTATTCTTAATTATAATACGCAAAATTAAACTCAAAATTAAAATATGTATAAAATTATAGGGTTTAACAAATATTTGTAATTATGAAAACGGTATTATTATACCATATATTTGTAAAGTAATGATAATCTATCTACTCTCATAATATTGAAAGTAGAAATCAAAATAAAATTGGAGGTACAATATGCCAGCAATAAGGGTTAGTAACACAGCAGCCAATCTTAAGGTCCTAGAAGAGGTTGAGAATATAGATAGTATATTTACACTAGCTAAACTTGCTACTCATTACCCTATAGAAAAATTTGCAGTAAGTAATTATATTCTATTTAGTAATGAAAACGTAAAAATAGAGAAAATAGAGTTAGCAGAAAAAGCTTTAAGACATACTGTTAGAGAAGCATTACTTAAGGTTATGGTAAAAGCGTTTCCTGTAACATTTCCTATTAAGAATGTTTCAAAAGAGAAGAATGTCGAACTTATCTTGTCTAAGTATGACGATATGCTAACTATCCATAAGCATTTAGACGATGAAGTCTTTTCAGATACATTATTAACTATAGAAGAACACGCTAGAAAACTATTAAATCTTATAACCGTTGAGAAAACTAAGTACAACGTACGTTTTGGGTTTAAGGGATTACCTAATAATCGATATGAATATGAGGTAAAAGAAGTTGTAGATAAGACGCCTAAAGTAGACAGTAATAAGTTTAGAGCATCTATAGTAAGTTTTGTTAATAAAATCAATAGAAGCATTGTATATGTAGATCATGATTTTATACATAAGATGGTAACTATAGATAATAACAAGAAAGCTTCATTAGTTAATAAGTATCGAACATATGAAATTGATACATATGAAATGTTATTTAAGATGTTCCATAAGTGGAGTATAGACCACACCATGACATTTTCATTAGAAAGAGGTTGGTCTCGTGGGTTCTATACAGATTATATGTTTCTTTATAAATATAAAGATCTAACACCTAAGACAAGAGCTGCTTATGATAACATTTGTAAACATGTTTATAGATGGTTAATGGGCGTCAAAGTAGAAGCTATTATAGATCCTAACTCTAAAGATGGATGTACTATAAGAGTACAACATAAGAAAGAAGTTATGGAGAAAACGTATTATTCTAATGCAGGTATTAGAAGAAAAGCAAGTAAAAGTAAGTAGGGAAGTTAATCCCTACTTACTTATTTTTTTTTTCTAATAGAAGTGAAAAAATTACAGTTATATATTATATACTTAGAGAAGATATTTCTAGTTACCCTAGAGGTCTTCTCAAATTTAAGGAATAACATAAAAATACTAGTAGCAGAGTACTCACTCGTACTCTGCTACTAGGCATATGTTATACTCCTGGAAGGGAGGATAAAATGCTGTATACCGATTTAGGATTGGTAACACAATCTTATTCTGATCATTTCGATCAGAGATTAGACGAATGCAAAAATAAAATAAAATTTGCGTATTCGTTTAATAGCGGTAAAGTAGAGCGAGACTTAGAACTAATATCTAAGAACATTGCTATACTTAAAGCTAGGGGCGATACAGAAGCATTAGAGCAATACAAAGCTCGAAATGTTCCGTATCTAGATAAGCTATATTACCAGCTTAAACGTCTAGTTGCATAATAGCAATTAGAACCTAGAGGGTATATCCCTCTAGGCTATTTTTTTTTTTCTTTAAATAAAAAGATCTAGACCATAGCTATACCCATTCATTAGTATAGCTATGGTCTAGTATCTGTGATTCCATATTTACGAGTTATGGAATCCGGAGTCTTCCGATCTTTTAAGAAAGGAGGATATGGTTATGTTTATCTTCAATAAAAAGATTAACATAAAAGAGATACTAGAAATATTATCTTACGTAATAACTATAGTATCTTTTATCATGACTCTATTTTATAAATAGATAACCAGAGGGTATTCCCTCTGGCTCTAAGATAAACATAATATCCGAAATATACTCGTAATATTAATCTACATAGTACTATAGATTTATTTCTATAGTACTATGTAAGTCTTTTTAAGGATGACTGACTTTGAATATCCCTGTTAAATAAGGAGAACTAACTATGGAAATCTTAAAACCATATGATACTACAACTGGTAAGTTAATAAACACTAAACCTATAGTTTCTGCTATTATGGATTATATTGTTCGTAATGGAATAAAAGAAGAACTAGCTTATGAATTTTACCTAGGTGATGTTGAACTTTATATTATAACTGGTAAAAACGAAGAAGAGAAATTACTTCCTGTTTTTGACCAACCTATATTCTTCAAAAACATTAGAAACCAACCTTCAATAGCTTTAGACTTTAGACCATATGTAAACTATGCTATGATTAAAAATGGTTTTGTTAATCTTAGGGACGTTATGAGAGATAAAAACTCTGGTAACTTCTTATTACTATTAGCACTTTTATATCTAAGAACGGAAAATGGCGTTTCTGATATTAAACCTATTATGACACATACTATAACAGCATTGTCTATTATAACATCAGCTGCTGTTAGTAAAACAACTGTTCTTAACGCCCCTGATAAAGTAAGTTTAGAAATAGCAGCAGCTATCTATGGTTATAAACTATTCTTCCCTAATAATGCTATAAGCGAAGATATAGAGAAGATAGTAGGAGCTTTAAGTAAAATCAAATTTAGCTTCCCTATAGATAGAAGAATCTTAATGGAAAAAGTTAAAGAAGCTTCTACTATTAATAAAGATCTTGAAGGATTAAATCTTCTTAAAGGTTTAATAGATTTATTACTACCTAGTGATATTAGCGAAATGATAACAACTAACAGTATCTTTAGTGTGTTAGATAATAGTTGGTATGGACCAGGAGCTACAAGATCTGTTTATATAGGTTTTGAATCCGTACCTATGTTAATAGCATTACTTTATGCTATCGGAGCATCTACTATGTTTAAGTCTAGTAAAATAGCTGCTATAGTAGAAGCTAAGAAAAGAAATATAAATGTTGATGATCTTGTTCATTATCTTAATAATACATTTATTAAGAAAGAAGTGGGTAAGTTACTCTAATATATTTTAAACTTTAAAAAGGATATAGAAAATGGTAGAAAAAATAATAGTATTTTATAAGGCTATATCTTTTATCTTTATGAATTTCTTTATGGGGATAATATATACGTTATTCCCTATTTACGTGGCTATCTGTTATAAGAACGCTTTGAAAGCAAGGGGAATAGTATATGGATATTGGATCTCTAGTAGAAATAACAGATTATATACTATGCTTAGTTCTAATGCTTGTAGTATCAAGAGTTGGAAAAAAATAGAAGTAGATGGTATTAAAGTTATACAAATAGAAGCTAATGCTATGAACGATTATGAATATGTTTATTACATTAAAGACTATAACCAAATGTTTACTAAAGATAGTAATATATTAGTTAAAGGTTATAACTATATAAGATATTTATTTTGGTATTACATGGTATGGATATGGCTAGATGATGATAATAACATAAATGGATTAGATCTTAGAATATTTAAACCAAACTCTAGACTATATGACAGATTGAAAAACGAAACAGCTATCTATATAACATCAGGGGCTAAAGTCTATGCTAAAGTATTTGACTTACCTTATATAGAAGATCCAAGAGTATTGAAACTAGATAAGATTATGTACTCGGTTTATAACCAAGAGATCAATAACTACCAAAGAGATAAAGGTAGTTATAAATACTATAGAACTGTAATGTTAATGGGTATAGGATTTAAGATAAATCCATATTATTTTAGATCTACTATAAATGTTTTTGGGTATGATCTACTTAAGAATAAAGATGGTATTTAAGAAGATGTACAGAGAGAACTAACATGTTCTCTCTGTACTCTTTATATTTATTGTTTAAATCTTAGTGAATAACAAATTAATAAGGAGAAAATATGATAGTATGTTTCGAAGGTATAGATGGTTGCGGTAAAAGTACACAAGCTAAAAAGTTAGTAGAGTATATTAACGATAGATGTATTGACGCTAATAAAAAACCTATAGCTATATATTTTAGTATAACAGATTTTGTTAAAGAAGTAGTAGATACAGAAAGACCTATAGAAGCATTGAGTAAATATAATTTTAATTATGATATAATTCTTAAGTCTTTAGATACTGATAAAACGCTTAAAGCTTGCCTTAATGTAGATAAAATACTTAAGTTATTAAAAACGAATGGACACAATAGTTATAGTAGTTACTTATTCGACCAACTAGCTACAGGTTATTTAGAAGTTGCTAGATGTCTATTTAAAGTATTATCAATACACGATAATAAAAATATGGTTATAGTTTTAGATAGATGGGTTTGGAGTACAATAGCTTATAATGCTGCTAAAGAAGGAACTATCTTTAATAAACTATTAGATAAAGATCGTTCTGAGCTTGAAGGCGAAGGTAGTAAAGCTATTCTTACCTATTTCTTTCATAAAGTAGTAAGGCCTGATTTAACAATATACTTTGATATAAATAAAACTAACGCAAATAAACAACGTAAGAAAAGAGGGGATATAGATCCTGTACTTGAGAATACTGAATACCAAACAAACGTTCAAAAAGCCTTTAATCGTTTAACTAATAAACGCACATTATGTGTCGTTAATGATAACACTTTAATAATATCGGCATATCCTAATATAGATACAACAATAAATGTAAACGATATGAGCATAGAAGGTATTCGTAAAGATGTTATAGAAATCTTTAAAGAACATCGAATATAGAAGAAAAGAAGTACCCATAGATATAGGATTTAACCTATATCTATGGGTACGTTCTCTTTTTGTTAGATGATCGGAATACCGATCTAACAGTCTCACCTGTTAAGTTCTCTAACAAAGAATGGAGGTGATTTAAATGCCTAAATATGTCATAAAATTTGAATATATTAAAGATATAGTTATATTTATGTATACTATATTTGCTTTAATAGATTTACTGTTAAAGTGGTTATAATATTCAAATTTCCTAGAGATAAAATTATCTCTAGGTTGACACAATAGCATTGACTGTTAACATTTTAGCTACTATCTATAGACCATTATAATGGCTTATAGATAGAGCTTGTTATTTATTATGTCTGAATTGCAGTATAACGTACGTATACATTAGTGCAATTGAAAATCTTTACGTAAAGGAGACCATATTATGAGTCTTGCAAAACAAGTTAGAAAACTTAACCTTGAGTCTGAGAACACATCGTTCATCGACGAGGAAGTTGTTGTCCCTTCTATAGAAGAGCAACTAGAAGCTGAAGAAGCCGAAGCAGAACTAGTTGAAGTTCTTGATGAAGTTGAAGAGAACCAAGATGCTCTAGAAGAGAGTGAAGAGGTTGAAGCTGAGATCGACGATCACATCGCAGAAGCTGAGGCTACAGTTGCTGAAGCTGAGGGTGCTGTGGGCGATGCTGGTGCTGAAGCTGAAGGTCCAGCTGCTGAAGAAGGTGAAACTCCTGCTGAAGCTAGCGAAGATACAGATGCTGGCGAAGTAGCTCCTGAGGAAGTTGCTGATGCTCCTGAGTCTGTACTAGACGAGAATGGCGAGCTTCCAGTTGAGGAAGTTGTAGCTGCTCAAGAAGCATTACAAAACATATTGAAGAGAACAGGTTATACACTACCAAATAGAATAACTGTTTCCAGAGAAGACGTTAGAAGTAACCCACTTGAGGCTTACAAAATGAACCTTGAGGATTGGAAAGAGCTTAAAGAGAAAGTTCAAGCTGGTGCTAAGAAAATTTGGGAAGCCATTAAAAATGCTTTTAAATGGATCGCAGAACAAATTAGTAAAGTTCTACCTACAAAGGTTAATAAACTTAAAGCTTTAATAGCCGCGCTACAAAAGTTGAATATAGACGATAGTAAACTTATTGAGCCATCTCGTAAGTTTGCCGAACTTTATGCTGAAAGGTATACAGGCGCAGCATTTCTCATTTCTGAAACAGGAATAGCTGGTTTTAATACCCACTTTAAAGCAATAGAGACTGCAGCTAAAAAAGGATTTACCTCGTTTATAACATATGCCGGAGAAAAGCTAATTGAAATCCCTAATCGCGAGGCTATAGATACGTTTTCTATAGAAAAAGGTAGCGATAATGCTGTTAGTATAATTCCAACACGTATAACAATGAAACCTTTTACACTTGCACTAAGACTAGATGATGCTGTTAAAAACGTTAAAGAGTTGATTCAGTTGTTTAACGACACCCCAAGGGTTGTTAAAACTATAAATGATCTTGTCTTTAAAGCCGAAAATGATAATACTGATAAAGAAACACTAAAAGTTATCAAAATGGTTACTAACATAGTAACACGTTCATATCGCGCGATAACATCAGAGTTTTATGGTTATACTATTGCATATAGCAATGCAATTCTTAAAGCTGCTTCTAACACAGAAGCTCCTAAAGCTTAATAATACCAAACTAGATATTATATCTAAATAAAGTCAGATACACTAGAGAGTAAATCTCTAGTGTATCTGATGAATTTTTAATATAAGGGCGCCTTATGCAAAACATAGAAGAACTAATAGAAAGAGATATTTTAAGATTAGAATATCTTAATCTAGAATCTAATATAAATAAACTAGTAGATTTAGATACAGAAATACATAGATATTTAAATACCTTTAACTATAAAGAACTAGAAATGTTAGAACTTAATAAAGAAGATTTACTAGCTTCTTCTAAAACTATACTCAAAAGCATGCTAAATTCGTTTAAAGAAATTTGGAACTTATTAAGTCATAACAGAGTAGAGGATAAGCTTAACGAATTAAACCGACGCATGTTAAAATTAAAGAATAGTAAAGAGAAAAGAATAGATCCAAGGTATGACAATATCGGGCAAGATCCAACAGATTTAAGCGTACAACATCTAATCGAAACTGACAACACCTTTATTAACTCATTAACTAATTTAAATACTTTGGTTAAACTCTCTACTGGTGTGAAAAATAAATATTACTGGACTAAAAAGACAGATGAGATAGCTATTAAGCTAGATAACGATAAAGGTGATCTATTTGAGAGTATAGATATGGAACCATATGCAGCTAAAGATGTTGATGGAAATATTTTAGGTCTACTACAAGACGATTTAAAATATACTTTAGATTTCCCGCTGCAAAAACTTATATTTGTATTACCAGATTTTACCACCAAAAATAGTGTCTATGTAGGTGGGTACGGATATAAAGATATTGATGGCAAGCAAGAACATTTATTAGCCGCTAATAGACTTTCGGCTAAATTTATTAAAAGCTTACCTAAAGGTTTTAACGACGCTACTGAAATAGCAAACCTTGCCGAAACCTTTATAAAGAAAAGAAGCCGCATAATAAATTTAGATTTAGAGTATCAAAGTGCTATTAAGGGCGTTATAGAAACTTTAACAGCATGGCTAGCCAATAAGAGAGAAGTAGATAATGATGAGTACCAAAGTAAGCAAGATAGATTTACAATTGTAAATAAGCTTGGTAAACACTTAAACACTCATGAAGTTTTAGATACATATATAAGATATTTAAACCAGCAAATTAATAAGACAGAGATTAAAAACAACAACCAGGAGTGGGAATCCATGAGGCATTATTAACTAGCGTACGTAACAGTTAATAATGTAAATGAAAAATACCTTATAAGGAGAAAACTATGGCTTTAAACAAAATGGTTAAAAAGCTAAACTTAGAATCTGAAGAGATCGACGTCTCTGAAGTAGAAGACCAAACAATTGAGGATGTAGTAGAAGCTGATGTTAATGCATCTGAACTTCAGGAAGCTACTAAAAAACTTGAAGAGATTCAAGATGACTTTGAAGAGGGTGAAGCTACAGCGGCAGAACTTCAAGAGGCTATAGACCATACTAAAGAAGTAATCGCTAAAGTAGAAGAAGCGGCTGAAAAGGGTGAAGAAGCTGAAGTTCCTGTAGAAGAAGTTGTAGCTGCTCAAGAGTCTTTAAAATACTTCTATAATAAAATAGGTTTCGATAGTTCTGCAATGGTAACAGTATCTAGAGAAGATATAGCTAGTGGATCATTAGAGGCTTATAAAAACCTATCTGCTAACCTAGAACAACTACAAGTTAACCTTGAAGGCGTTCTAGCTGAGATGATAGACGAAGCTAAAGATATGTTTAAACACGCTATCGACAAAGTAAAAGCAGTATTTGGTAATGCTCGTGCTATAGCTCGTGTTCTTACGAAAGAAATATCTAGTTTAGAGAATGATGTAGATAGCGCTAAAGCTAGCGAAATAGTTAATAAAGAATTTAGCAATGCTGGTTTCGCTGCTGACCTATATAAAGCTGGTGATATCTCTGCGGTTGTAGCATATGCTGACAATGTTCAAAAACTAGTTAAAAACGTTACGGATAATAATAAAGATGCAACTAGCGGAATAACTGGTGCTAAACTTGGTGGAGAGCTAAGTGCTAAAGCAGCTGAATTAGTACGTGAATATGCTAGCGATAAATTTAGCGCTGTAACTGGTGGCGCTTATGCAAAAAATAAAGGCGGCGTGATTATAACATTCGTAGATGCTAAAGATCCTGGTCTTTGGGAAATTATGAAAAACGGTCTAAATAACCTTATCTATAATGCAAAAGCTATTAAAGAAGATACTGTTAAACCATACGCACCAAGAGATCTTAAACTTAGTAAACAAGACGCTCTAAAAATATTAAATGGTTTAGAAGCCGTAGCAAAGCGCTATGAGACTGTATTCAAAGAGAATGGTGGTCTAGCTAATCTATTATTTACCGGAAATGTACTTAAAGTACTAGGTGGCGTTAGTAGTGGTGATGCTGGCGTTATGGGAACTACAAATAATATCCAAAGAGCATGGAGAATAGGTCTTAAAGCGGCGACTGTTGCTACACGTGTTGCAAATGCTTATACTGACTATGCTAAAAAATATGCGGCAGCAGTTATAAAAGCTTCTAAATAACCTATAAGGAAACCTCATGAGTTTAAATAAAACAATTAAAAAACTTAACCTAGAAAATGAAGTTGAAGAAGTAGTTATCGAAGAACCAGCTACAATAGAAGATGTAGTTGAAAAAGATATTACTAATTCTGAATTCCAAGAGACTTCTAAAGATCTTGAAGATGCTATTGAAACATCTGATGAATTAGACGAAGTAGGTTCTGAGGTTCAAGAAGAGTTGGATGCTGTTAATGACAGATTAGAATCAGAAGAGCCTATAGATCCTGTAGATGTAACTGTAGTTAATGAGTCTATTCAACATTATAGTAAACTATTAGGACTAACAAGAGAATCTGTTAACCTCTCTTTAGAAGATGTTAGAAATAACACGAGAGAGTCTATGGAAGGTCTTAAAGTAGAGCTTGAAGGTATTGGCGAAAAGATTAAAGAGTTTGGTAAGAAAGTTTGGGCTAAAATCCTAGAGCTTTTTGGTAAACTATTAAACTTTATTAAGAAAATTTTCCCTGGCCGCAAAGCAAAGACTATGAAAACACTTGCTACAGTTAAAGAGGCAATAAAAGAATCTGAAGAAGCAAAAGAGAAATATGATTATCGTGTCCAAAGAATAATCGACCAGTTACAAAGCAAAGACCTTATTAATGCTGCGAAAGATAATAACGTATCGCCTAGCGATGTAGCTAATATAGCATTTTTAACACTGTTTAAAATGTTTGGTACTAGACTAGAAAAACTTCCAGCTTATTTAGACGGTATAAAACTTTTTATACTAGAAAATAAGAAAGCAGTCGAAAAACGAAATCCAGAATTAAACAATATTGAAATAGGCAGTTTACGCGATGTAAACCACAACATAATTAAAAGTATTGATTTTATTTACGATAGAACTGCTGTTAAAGGTGAATATTTAGACAATATTATTTTAACTGTACCTAGAAGGAAGAATAAAATTACTTTATTAACAAGGTTAGTAAAAACAGAAACACATGCTACTGCCGACAACAATAGTGATGTTAATGCAACGCTAGCCACATTTAACGCGAGACTAGAACTCGATCCTATTAAAATTGATGATAGTTTCTTTAAAATAGATAATCTTATATCCTTATATAAAACGTTTTATAGTAAAATAGATGCAGTTAAAGACGCTATAGAAGCATATAAAAACGTAATTGATAAACTAGCAGAAAATAGTGATCGAGAAGAATACGATATTGCAGTGTTTAAACATAACTCGCGTATTGTTTATAATGTTGCTAGCGACATTTTAATAGATTTAGAAATAATAATGGAAGATTTTGTAGACGATTTCAAAATCGCTGCTGTTGCTAGTAAAACCGCTATAAACATGGCTAATAAAATTAACGAAACGACCGGAAAATAAATAACTTAAATACAACTAGAGATAACATTAATGTTATCTCTAGTTGTTCATTTTCTTATCTATATTTAGTTATATATTCTTTAAATAGATAAACTAAACTTAAGGAGTTGATAATGAATATAGAACACGAATTACAAAAAGAACCACCCGCAACAAAAGATATATTATAAATATACACATTTCTTAAACCGCATTTAGAATGCCTAAATGATTTTAATTTAACAGATGATGAGCTGGATAAATTAGCTAATAACGCTATGGCTGCTATTCTGAAAAAGTACCATAATTTTCATACTGATTCTAAAGAAATACAAGCATATGATTATGAGTGGACCCCTAAATCAGAAGACGTTAAAGGGTTATTACAACATCATGGTCTTAAATTAATTAATAGCGGGCTAAAACGAGAAATGAATATAATTGCTTTAACCGCATTAAATGCTTTTGTAATATATGGTTTTAACAATAAAATAGGAGATAGCGAAAAAGAATTAGCTTCTTTAATCGAGTCTATAAGAATGTTTCTTATTAAACTTATAGAGGAAGAAAATATCTATAAGTTTGTAGAAGATGCTTTTGAAGGCGAGCTAATCGAAGATAAAATAGCGAGAATATTAACCTGGCTAGAAAATATATTACCATTAGGTGTCTCTATTTTAGAAGTAATAAATAAAACACATAAAACTAGGTATCCTGATGAAACTATATACCCTACAGTTGTTTACGAAACAATTGAAGGTAATATAGCTGTATTTTATGTTACTAACCTTTGGTTACAAGAACATGCTGTATATAAAAGTTCTAATTAAAAGGAGTTAACCAGTGCTAAAAGAAAATGAATCTAATATTTATTTAGATCTTCTAGAGCAGTATAACATCTTTCTAGAGGGTGAGAAAATGGGCAATGCTGCTGCAGTCTACGCAGATCAAATGTTTAAAGTTCTTGATCCCGTCTTTGGTAACACTAAAGAAGGCTTAATATCTAATAAACTTGATATGGGTTTTATATTCTACGATAAAACAGATGATGAATATACTACTAGCCTATTAAAAAGAACTTTTATTAGACCATCTTGTATATCAGAAGCTGATAGCCATACTTTTGATCTTGCTATTTCTAGTTACTTATATCTTGTATTAATTAAAAGAAGTTTTGATCTTAAAGGTAACGAGCTTATTAAACTTCTAAAAACAGTACTAACAACTAATCTTACGGATAAAGATATTGACGAGTTAACATCTTGGTATCTTAATTCTTTAGCTGGTACCACACTTTATATACAAGACAATATCAAAAAGAGAAGTAATGATACTAATCCAGCTTTTCCTGTGGAAGTTCATTATGAACCTGAATTAGATAGAATAGGAGTTACCTTTGTTTACAAAAGAAGATAAACCATTAACCATACCAGAGCTTCTTGTCTCCTATGATAAGAAGCTACTTAAAGAATACCATTTATGGTATAACGAGATGATGTGTATGTATAACTTAGCATTAGGACCTGATGGAAAGTTAAATTTTGATCCTGATAATAAATACGTAATAGCTATGGCTAAGAGAGCTATTAAGTATCAAGGTGGTTCTGTTAAACTAGCTAATAACGGATTAGACACACAAGCTATTAGGGCTACTATGGAAAATGAAGAAGTAGTAGAGATTGGGACTTTAAACTGGTTCAACTTTAACGATAGTGTAACACAAGAGTTAAAAATAAAGATACATAACATGTGTTTGTCTATAGCATTCGCAACCATGATGGTACTCTATAAACATGGCTATAAAAAATTTGATAAAGCAGCTATAACAGTAGCTAAATTTACAGATGAAGTTATAGACCAAACTGGGTTATTACATTTCCTTAAAGAAGGTGAGTTAACAGGTGAAGAAGCTTTTAAATTCAGAGAGCTACTCATGAGTTGGTTAGTAACGATTTGTGCTAGGTTAGGTGTTTTGTTAATGTCAAGGTTAAAAGAGTTTAGTCCTAAAGCATATCCATTGTATTTATTACCTGGAGTACATGCTAAAATGCCTTGTTTAACATTATATTTTACAAGTGAAAATTATGTAAAAGATACTAAAAGGGAGGAATGATGGAAAAGGAAATAACAATATACCATGTAGTGGTTTTTGACATAACAAAATATGTCGAATATCCTGATGCTAATTATGAACCACCAGAAGCATATGCTTCGGCTAATATTCAACAACTGTATAATTTTAAAACACAAGAAGAAGCTGATATTAAACATCGCGAGCTAGTTAAACACATAAACGAGAATAAAACAACCTATGGCATAACCTCTACTAGAGGGTACCAAGTTATGACTTGGAATTCTAAATTAGTGTTATAAATAGTTTAATAAAATAAGGAGTTAAATATGGAAAGGAATATACCACAAACAGCAATATATTATATTGTAGACTATGCGCGCTGCTGGATAGATCCAGCGCACCATTTTAAACGTAATTGGTTTACCAGTGAAGCTGAAGCTAAAGAGCGTATGAGTGCTTTTGAGAAACTATACCCATTTACTAATAATAGGTACGATATAAGAACTGTCGATTACCATAATACAATTGTAGATAGTCTTATGGATACCCATATTATGGATACTTATAATAAGGAAATATCGGATCTAATTCTAAGAGATACTAAATCCGGTATTGAAGCAAAAGAGATATTAGAAGGGTGTTCAGATCATTATCAAGACACTGATACTATAATATGCAAATTTAAACAGTATTATAGATCTATTAAGTACCCGCCGGTTAATATACCCGCAGTAACGCCAGATGTTCTTAAAGAGTTTATCGCGCCTAATGTTCAGCCTTATGAACTAGCCCATTTTTACAAAGCTATAGATAACTATTTTAGTATATAAAAGGAGGTAAAATGGAAAAGAAAATATGGATAACTAATCTAATGTACCCAGCTGTTTATACAGATGACAGCAAAACAATGATAGACTTTTCTAAGAATAAAAGTAATGTAATTGTAGATAACTATAATGAAGTGTTTACAAATAGAAATAAGATGCAAGCGTATATAGCCAGCCATAAAAACACTGCAGGGATACTTACTGTTTCTGAGAAGACTATAAAGGTTGATGAAGATGTTTCTGATAGTGAAGGTTTAAATACAATAGACGAAAATTTAAATACTATAAGCAGAGATTTATTATCGCTATTTTCTAGAACACCACCAATAACTTCTGTAGAAGAGGTATTTAGTAGTAATGCTATCTGGGTCGTTGTGCTAACAGAATTTACTAGAAAAAGTAAGGATATGAAATTTGAATTTTCGAATAATAAGATATTTGGCTTGTATAAAAATTCAGATGATGCTAAAAACGTTGCTGATATAGTATGCGATGAAATAAGAGAAAAAGCATGGGGGTTTAAAGAAGGTCTACGGCGTATCGAGGCAAATACAATACCTTATATTATGCCACCATTTATAAAAAGTAAAAATAACGAAACAGATAGCGATACCAATAACTCTAGACTTATTCCATATTTTAAAGATCATCTTTTTGCAGTAATTGAACTAAGTGAATACAAAGAACAAACTAATGGTAGCGTTACTGCTATATTTGTTTCTGAGGAAAACGCTAGGAAATATGCGGACGAGTTACTCGATCGCCTTAATGCAGAAAAACATAGGACTGTAGTAAAATCGTACAGAGTGTTAGTACAGCCTATACCTAAAGAAGATATAGAAAAACCCGGCGGGAATACACCAGATCCTGCTAGCTGGTGCCTGCCGCCTAAAGAGTAAGACTTACAGCCTTAAAGGCTGTAAGTCTTATCATTTTTTTTATTGTTAATTTCTTTTCGTTATTTAATTTTTCTTATCTTCTCTCCAAGTTAACGTATTGTTAATATTAGTAAAACATCTCCAATAACATTGTGATGGCTCACTCGCATGGCATTTAACTACCGGAGAAGAAAGGGTGAATTCTTTTTCGTTGTAATCCACATGAACATCAAAATAATGCTCAAACTCTGCATCTGTAAGGTTTATTACCCATTGCTTAAAAGAATCTGTATTTGGTTTATTAAGTTGTTGGCGGCAAATAGCTAGATGTACTATATTTATAATTCGTTTAGCAAAGCTTTCTAGAACTTCCAGGTTATGGAAATGTTCTGCCATAGTTGGTGCATAGCCAGCTAAGATATTAGAAACGGTTTTAAATTGAAGTTTGGCCTGTCTATATTGATCCCAATGATAAGCATTTACTCTACTAATTTCCATTAACATATAAATCTTAAAATAAGTTACAAAATATTGATTAAAAATATTGATTAATAGAAGAAACCGAAGGAGTATTATCATCTTTTAAAACTCTTTTCAAAATGCTATAGATATCAAAAGAGGAGTTATCTTCTTCCTTTTTATCGACCTCTTTGATTTTGTATTTAAATGGTTTCACATTCTGAGCAGCTTCTATTTCCTTCTTTTTATCTTCAAAAGCTTTATAAATATTAAAAGAAGGGTTATCTTCTTTAGAAGGTAACTTACTAAAATGTTCTTTTTTAAACTGGTTATAGTACTGCTGTAAAATTAATTCTACAGTCTCTATAATAACTTCTTTAAGACCCGCGGGATCACCATTTGTTAACTTATCGTAATTAATATAATTTTCAAGGTTTTTAACTAAAATTTTAAAGTCTCTTGGTGGTAAATATTCTTTAGATATGTTATCATAGTTAGCTTTCATTCGTTCTAAAGAATCTTCTAAGATTTTAGAAGTAATAACTAACTCCGCTGTTTCAGTTACTGTATCTGAATCTAAAACTTGATTTATATCTACTGTTACTACAGAAAGAGGGGCATTAGGGAATTTAGTAAGTGTATGCATCCTTTCTAAATAAACGCTAGCTTCTGGTCGTGTTCTAAACCAAGGGCGTTGATGAGTATCTGGTTCCATAACCCAGCATCCTATCTTATCGACGACATAATAAATCTTCGCTTTTAATTCTACTTGCATTTTTATCTCCTTAAAAATTATTCAGATAGTTGTAATAAGTTTTAAAGGTAAATCCCTAGGTATCTTATATTACATTTACAGAAGCTGATGCTTATAATACATAAAATTAAGAGTACATAGAGGTTATAACCTCTATGTACTCTTTTTAATTTAAATTTTTGTTTGCACAATTTTATACTTTTTAATTCCGCCAGAATTACTTATAAGTGGACCCATAGATATACGATAACTATAGGTTTTCATATTTGACGTTGATACACTAATTGTTATTTCTGGTGGATAACTAAAGTTATGCGCTGGAATGCCACTAAACGCTTCTTTATATGGTATAAAATAGCTAAGAGCAGAATTATAATTTATAAATCCATCTGGAGATGTCCTTAATGATATCTCTTTTTCTCCTGTTCCCACGTTAGCTGTTAAACGCACAATGTTAGGGTTATTTAGAATAGCAAGAAATTCAGCATATCCACTAACTATCTGACCGCCATTACCAAACACACCCCATGTGCCTAATTCGTACATTCCATTTAAAAATACGCCATCTTGATTATTGTCCGCCGCTACTGATTTCAAAGTTAACATAGGTCTGAAGGCTGTTTGTAAATCTACGCTGTCCGGGAATACTCCTCGCAATGTATCATTATCCATACTACCAACATAAAATTTATTATTGTTAGACTTTATAAGATTTTTACCAAGTGTTTGCACACCACTACTATCGTTTTTACCGTTATATGGTAATAGAGTATCTAAAGTAAGTGATCTATCTTTAATAATAAACTCCTTACCAACAACCATACTAACATAACTTGTTAAATCATGTTTATTCCTTGTTTCAAACCCATTAACAGTTTTAAATAAAGTTGTAGAAACTACCGCTCTATGAGTTAGTAAAAAGCTATATTCATTTTTGGTTAATATTTCTTTTTCAGTAGTTGTTAGGTTATGCGTCATCAAGTTCAACCCACTTACTCTATACCAGTTGTCTTTACTTTCTTCTAACTTCCTATCGCCCACATAACTATGGTAAGAACCCATGTTAGTACCGAATAGGATACCTAGAGATTTACAATAGTCAAAACTCATATTGCTCCATGGTGCTCCGTTTGGGATATAAACAACTAACCCATGGTAATAGAACATATCGTAGAATTTAACGTCTTTATCATTTGTGCCAGTTCCGTCATAATGTTCTGTTCGACCATTAACGCCATATGAGTCCATTAATTGCTTATAACTCTTAAACGTACCTACAGGTATTCTACCAAAATATCCAGTATCTGTAAATTTGTCATAAGCTAGTTTTAATCCAGCAGGGAAATAATTAGTATCAGGACCTTCTGTTAAACTCTCAGTACTCCAACTTAAATTGCCTTGCGGTAATGTCATATTAGGATAAAGCTTATTTAACATTGCTGTTTGATAAGGTTCTTCACCTTCTGGAATAGGAGTTAAAACAAATGTTACCGATCCTGTTCTAGATTTAACATTAACTGGTACATCCTTATATGTAAGTATCTTATTAGTTTCGTCCTTATCATAAGATAAAACATTTACTGTTTCAGCGCCAACGCCAGGTGATTGAATATAAAAATAATTTTTCATTATCGCAGATGTATCCGGACTATCGAATTCTTGGTCAAATGGATCTACATCTAACGCTAACATTAACTCTTCTTTTGTCGGTATACGAACATAGTATAACTCTGTTCCAAATCGCATAGTAAATCTATCGACTTCTGCATATTCAGGTTGCCTAGCTACTAAATCATTCCAACACATATTTGTTATTCCTTGCTTATTAGGATCGTCGGAATATGCTCCTATTAAGAAGCAAACTTTTTTAGTAGTCGGACTAATCATTTTAATAGCATTGTATTTACCAGCAGTTGCCAAAACATCGCCAATTGATGTTCCGTCTGACCATTTTCTATCTGAGTAACTAAACGCGTTTGTGCCTTCGCCAACGCCCCAGTTAAGCCCTAAGCAGTCTAATATTTCTACATATGATGGTAGAGCTACATCCTCTTTTATTTCTTTCCAAGCACTGGTATCAGTTTCTGGATCGTATTGATTCCAAGCTTGATCTATTTTAGCTTCATATAGTTTACCTTTTTTGCTAACTCTTTGTCCTGCTATCCAGTTAAAGTGGTTAGCTGGGTTAGTAGCATCTCCATTATTTTTCTTACGGTTAGTATTATTACCCCACTCGCCTGTATAATCTCTAAGCGCGGTCCAAGTACCACGTTTGTCTATATTTGCATTAAAGAAAGGACCAGTGGTATCAGTTAGAAGCGCATTACGAAGCTTTGGAGTTCCTGTACCATTTCCAATAAAAACACCACCAGTACTAGAGTTTTTATACTTATCCGCATTAGCCGTATTACCATATGTTAATGAATCTGTGTATTTAATACTTAAAGGGGAAATCAGAACTGACATAAAATCTTTTTTCGTATTATTTTTAACCGTAAAATTTTTGCTTATGCTATTAACTACACCATAAGTATCTACGTCTAAAGTTACTTTGTAAGTCTTAGATGGGTCTAAAGATATCGCCGATGGTATAAATACTACTGGAATATATCCTTCCGGTTTATAGTATTTAACAAATTTTGTTACGTCTATTTGCGCGGCGTATGGGTCTGTAAACCTGAATGGACCATATGACAACACTTGGCTACTACCATCGTGTATCTTAAAAGTTACATATACGCCATGTGCGTCACTATCTGATGTAGTTAATACTCTCTCGCCATTGCCATCATCTATTGCGAGTTTACACATGATAGCAGAATTATAACGGAAAAGAACATTATCTAATGTTCCCGAGATTAACCACTCCGGTTTACCATAAATAGTAACACCTATATAACTATAGTTAACTACGCTTTCAATACTATCTATCGTAGCATCTACACTATGGAATATAACACCAACTTTATAATCAGTAGCTCTTTCTAATTTATTATTAGGTATATCTATACTAAGTAAGTTAGTAGTATTCTTAATAGACTGCCATAATACAGTACCAGCATTACTATATAATGTCCAAGTAGTACTACCATGTGATTTCTCAGGATGATTTGGTATATTAAGATTCGCTCCGGTAGCAGTTATTTTGGCTCCTAAGCCAACACCAGTTACAGTTACTATTGGTTTAGGTAATGTAAATGGTCTACTTCTAAATTCAAAGTCTTTACTATATTTACCAAAGTTAGTAAAGTACCAACATCTAGCTATATAGTCTGTAGCGTAATCTATATTAATAAACCTATGTTTCTCAAAGTCTGTGCTTTCTTGCCCTTGAATTTTAACGCCATCAGATTTCCTAATAAGTTCCCAAACCACTTTATTTTTTACTATCCAACCACTATCAGATCCACTAACAGCGCCTATCTTTATTAATGGGCTTAAAGTATCATTATCTTCAATACTCATCTCTCCTAGTTTATAATCAAAATCACATCTAAGAGGTAATTGGGTACTATAGTTCAATACAGTCTTTTCACCGACTATTCTACCTTTAGCGGATAGCACTATAACAGGATTAGCAAGTTCGTTATTAGGTAACCATTTTAACCAACTATCGGCTGGTTGTAAATCGTACACAAGAGGTTGATCATATTTATCATCTAGATCTCTGTCTAGTCTTACTTCGTAAGCTATTTGATTACCAGCGTTATAATTCTGCATAGTCCATGTAAGGTATAATAACTTCTCAGCTACTGGCATCTTAAATTTTTCCATAACTAACTTAACACCACCATGAGCTTCTTTACTTAATGTTATTAACTTATTAAGATCTGTATTTTCTTCAGCAGGCGTTCTAAAGTTAATAGCTGCTTCGTTACTTCTACTCTTATCGCCTATATAAACAGCAGTTACTCTATAGTCATTATCTGGTTCTAATATACCAGTAAGATTTAACTTAGTAAGCTCTTTACTATTCTCTTCTGTATAGATAACAGCATTAGTACCATTTTTAACTACCCATGTTGTAAATTTATGTCTATCAGTACCTGAGTTAACTACAAAAGGAGTACCTCTTACTTCATATCTTCCTTCCTCTGTATGGAAACTTAAAGTAGGTCTTGCTATAGCGGAAGCAGGTGTTTTATAACTGCCTATAGCTGCTCTTGTCCTTCTAAATACCGGATGATTAGTATGGTATATTAAAGAAATTTTATATTCTGTTTCTGGTTGTAATAAACCCTCTTCTACTTTATATTCTCTAAGCTTTTCAGAGTTAGTAGGAAGATCTTTAATAACTGTACCATCTGGTTTAGTTATTCTCCAACTAGAAGCAATATGATTTACTCCAGTAAGATCGCCAAATAGTCTAAACTCAGAACCTTTAATTAATGGTGTACTACCATCTTCAACAACACTTAATGTTGGTATAGCTACACCACCAGATGGTGTTGTAAACTCTAAAGCATCTGAGAATGGAGAACAAACATCTTCTGATATAAATCTATATTTTACATAGACTTTCTTATTAGGTTCATTAACAGCAGGATACCAACCATCTCTAAATAAAGGATCAGCTGTAGTATCTATAATGGTACTAAAATCAGGAACTAGAGAAGCTACCCATTCTGTAGCTTGATGCTCACCAACGAAAGTAGCATTAGTTCTATAGCTTGCTATAGGAAGCATCTCTGCATAAGCTTCTGGATGTTCTAATGGTGTTTCCCTAATATCAGGTTTTAAAATCTGAGAGCTTGCTATGTTAGCACCATTGTTCAATATCTCTTGTAATGTTTTATCTGTTATCAACCAGCCTGATTTATCAGGTGTCTTAACGTTTATATCTTTAGGCGTATCGCCGGTTCTAATACTTTTAAAGTATATCGAACTCTGGTCGTGTATTCTTAACTCGGCCATAGCTTTTCTCCTTCTATAATAATTTTCTAAAAATGACCTAAAATATCCTGTATATCTAGGCCTTAGGTTCAAAAAAGCTGAGACTATAGAGATGCTTATATATAAGCATCTCTATAGTTCATTTCTTCTTAAAACATAGCATTCAGTCTTGCTGTTCTGTCATTAAGATTAATGTTAATATATTTGTCTATAATATTAGCACTACTTAACCTTTTAAAAGCACTTAGATACTTGTGCATTATATCCATAGTGTTAGTTAGCTCAACTGATGTATATATTCCAATATCAGATTCTCTATTTCTTTTCTTAATCTCTTCTGCTATATCGAATCCATTAAACTCTATAAACTGATCGTCCATCCTAATAATACTATCTGATAAAATTACATCTATTAACGCTTTATCAACTTGATTATTAATTAGATATTTATAAGCCATTAAGTTAGCATGTCTTCCTGTACATATAACGACTTTATACATATTTAAAATATCTTTATGATATTCTGTTTGTATCGTTTTAAAATCCAGTTCTAATAACTTCAAGGTAGTAGGAATATCATTAACCACTAAAAGTGTTCTAGAAGACCCTGGGTTAATAATAAAAGGATCGCCTATATCTTTAAAATCTATTTTATTAAGCAGTATATCCTTATCAGTTACTATTTCAGGATTATTAGGTATAAGCTCCTGCATTTTAACAGGAACAACATCTTTAGACTGTTTAGTTTTTTTCCATAAATTACAGAATTTTTGTTTCCACATTTTAAGCATAACGCTATCCTACATTTTAAAATATATTTATCACACTACCAAGTGCCTTAACAAATCTTATCACAGCTTCTGCGCCTTCCTGATGTAATATATAAAGGCCCCAGAAGCCGACAGTCGCAGCAAAACCAAGACTTCCTATCGTTATCCATTTCCACATCTTAAGAGTTTTAATCTCTTTAGAATGTTGTTCTATTAGAGTATAGAGAGCTATTTTAGTCTCTTCATCTTTATGTTCAAACTCTTTGAAGTACATTATCATCGAGCGTAATGTAGTAGAGTGTTCATATTGCATCATCTGTCTAGTTGAAGCATCTGAACTCTCTTTTAAAAGAAAATATTGGTATAACGCAGGGTCTTTCTCGATAAGGTGTTGGATCTTATCGAGAGACTCATTATTCATAGGGGCATTCTGTAGCATAACAGAAAAACTAGATTCAGACTTAGCTAAAAGATCGTCTAACGATTCTGCCATCGTTTACCCCTCTCTATCAAAATTTACAGGTTATTTAAAAGTATTGATAACCATATGTTTCCAGTTATTTTCAATATCGTATTTAATCATAACTAAATAGATTGTATTCCTCTTAACTTTTTCCATAGGAATAGAAACAGCATATGGTGGGGTATCAAATTTAGTAACTGTATCAAAAGCAGTTACTCCTCTACCGTTATTGAAAGCCATAATCTTAATAGCAACTTCTTTAGCATTCTTATAAGGGTTAAGAGTTGTATCTATAGACAATGAAACGAAATCTGCATTGACTATAGCTTTACCTAACCTTATAACGTTAGCATCTGAAGATTTACCGTTAACATAAATAGTCTTAGTTGCTATTTGGCTACTGTCTCCAGAACTAGCATGGAAAACAGCTTTAATACGATAGACTTTATTATTATCTAGGATTATATCATTAACAAGTATTTTAGACTTAGATATTTCATTTAGTAGGTTCTTCCACACTACTTTACCATCTAAAGTTTCTATCCAATAAGATGTAGCAGCATGGGTAGCATCTCCTATAGCTGCAAACTCTTTACAAATGATATAGAAACCAGTTGGTACATGATCATTAACAATAGAATCTGTTGTAATATCTGGAGAGTTTACTCTAGAAGGAAGATCTGATTGGTTCTCAACATCGTCGAATGCTTTGTGAGTCCAAACATCAAGATTAGTCCATTTATGGGCACCTTTATTTGTAACCACCTGAGCTCTTGCGTAATACTTAGTACCAGGGTTAAGAGTCATCTCTACGAATTTAGAAGATTTATTTACACGATCTTCATATTCTGAAAAGATGATCTTACTTCTTTCAAAGTTTTTAGCAGTAGCAATTTCCCAGTTAGTGTATATCCAGTCTGTATTATTAGTTGTATCGATGTTTCTTAATCGCAGCACTAACATGCTCATAGTTATTGCTCCTTATATACAATAGTTTTTAAAATATTCAGCCATAACTTAAGCTCTGTTAGACTGTCTTTAATTTTTTGGTTTCTTCTTTAAGATTTTTCTTAATAGAAAAAGACATTTAAGGTACCATTTCTTAAGATTAATAAACTTTATAATATCTATTATAAACTTAATAGCTTTCTTAAAGCGTATTAAGATACTATATCTTCTTAACTTAATAGGTTCTGAAGAATTAAAGATATCATAAAGGTCCTGAGGACTATATTCAGATCCATTAGTACCATAAAGTTTCTTATATCCTAAAAGAATCAAAATCTCTGCTATAAGCTCTGAACAAAACCACTCTTTATTATAGAAAGAGAAGCCAAGTACTTGATTCCAAAAGAGACCTAAAGTGTCGTACTTAGGAGATATTTGTTTATTAATATACTCCCAAACATTATCATAAACCTCTTGACTTATCTCAAGTTCTGGTAACTCTAAATATTCATATTTATCATGGTCTAATGGTCTTAGCTTATTAACATAGATACCTTCTTTAGGAGTAGCTGATATCCAGCTACTTCCTAATATAAGTTCTGCATGGTAGTACTCAGAATGGCACCACCAGTTAATAGCTTTAGCTATAAAACCAGAATCTTTAGTATATGGTCTTAACGCTAACTTAGGTCTTATTTTAATAGTACCCATTTACTATTCCTCTATAATATGTTTAAGAGCAACCGCATAAGCTTGATCGAAAATCTTCTGTAGATCTGGTAACTCAGCTGGAGTAACCTCTTTCTTCGATTTTTTACCAGTAGTTAGATCTTGTTCTGTTTCTACTGTTCTACCTACTCTATTAAAGCTTTCATTACCTGGGAACTTAAGTAAAGTGGCAACCTCTAATTTAGCTAGTTCCATATGTGTTAATGATTCTGCAGAAAAGCAAGCTTGAATATGACCTGCTATTAGTTTAGCTAATTGGCAGATTTGTTCATAAGTTAATTTAGTAAACTCATTGTTATAGTCTTTCCAATCGAATGTTCTATCACATTTACCTTTAGTAGCTATTTCTAATAGGCCTAGTGTTACATAACCTGTAATGTTCTCTTTAGCTAGAGAATCTGAATCGAATTTTCTACCAAATAGTTCAACACCACCAGCAGATTTAAGATCTCTTAGTTTCTTAATAGCTGGTTTAAGTCTATCTACAAGATATTTAACAGTAAGATCTTTAGAAGAAGCTGCTATAGGGGCTAAAGCAGGATCTTGGTTAGTCATGATGCCATAACGAACATACATATTGAAATCAAAAGTATAATTCTCTTTATGTTCTAGGTTAAGATCGTTAATCTCTTTAATTCTAGCGTCTTGCTCTGGTGTTAAAATAACTTCTTCTGATACTGGGTTTGAATACTTAAACGGATAAGTGTTAACCATAAAGAAAACATCTGCTATATTATCGGTAAAAGTTTCTGCTCTCTCAGACTCTCCTTTAACATCATAAGTAACTAAATATTTATAAGCACTAAAAGTATTATTAGTAAATTTTAGCATTTTTATATCCTTTATATATTTTTAATAATTGGTACTTAGAGAGTAAATTTACTCTCTAAGTTATGTTATATTACAGAGTAGTCTGTAGTATCTTCAAGTACTAAACGTACACCATGGTCATTACGTGCATGATCTTTATCTACATAGTAAACAGCTTCTAACTTAGTACCGCCTCTAGAGATAATTTCATTATTGTTAACAGATGTTAAAACGTAATCATGACATCCGTTACCAGAGTAGTGTTCGAATACACCTAAGTTAATATTGTCTAGGTTACTCCAGTTACGTCCTATTTGGAAACCACCATGATAGTTATTAATATCTATACTTAATGGTATATGTTCCGCAACACGATAGATCAACTCGTTCCATTCTGAAAATCTAAATAAGTTAGCATTAGCTATTAACCTATCATTAGGTAAATCTTCTATAGGTCCTAAATCCATAAACGATGGACCGCCTCTTGGTATACGAATATGATAAGTTTTATTATCTCCAAGCTGGTTAGTAGACTTATTAGTATAACCAGATAGTTTAACATCTGGACCATAAACAACACCAAGGTCTACTAGATGTTTAAATTCAACACCATATGAGATTGATGCCCTGTTAATAAGTATTCTCTTACCATGTGACCAGAACGCTAAGAAGCCAAAGTCTAAGTTAATTCTTGTACCTTTAGTTAGTCCTATGGCATTGTAAATGTTAAATTCATCTACGTTATTAGGAACTATACCAAAATATCCTGTATCTGTATAACGATCGTATTGTAACTCTCCATACTCTTTTCTAGCATGTAGCCAAGGTTCTTCATAAGGAGAAACATACTCTAAGATCAATCTTAAAGCTTTTGTTCTGTTAGTAGCTGGTTCATAACTTACTATTTGATTAGCTTGGTTATAAGCACCAGACTCTGGATCGTCTCCATTAGCTAACCAACATTCAGTATTAAGATCTGAAGGTATAAGGTTAGTAGTATCTTCAGTAGCTTTGAAACGCTGAAGTTCTTTAATCTCTTCTATAGTTGGTAAACGTAACCAATATAGTCTCTCTCCTATTCTTATAGTCCTTCCTTTACCGGTTAAACCATAGATAGCAAGATCGTTATAAGAGATCTGTTTTAACTCTGGAGTATCATAAAGATACATTACTTTCATACCTACCATAAACTTACTTACAGTAGAAGTAAGAGAACCTTCATATGTTCCTTTAGTTACTAGGTTAGATGTTAATCCAGTTTTATTATTATCTGTTATAGTAGCATGGAATCCAATATTTCTTAATAACCATCTATAAGTAGAAAGATTGTTTTTATCATCTTCTTCCCAATAGATAATGTTATTATCATTGGCTTTACCAGGTATACGATTCTTATTAAGATGTACGTTATTACCTAAAGCAGCATAACTAGAAGTATCTAATGCTCTCCATAATCTATTTTCATAAACAACTTGAGAATCAACACCATACTCTGTATAACCATTCCATACACCAAGATAGTTTCTAGTATCGTTAAGTTGGTCTATAGGTATAGTACCATAGTATTTACTAGTTTCATTACTATTATCATCACCTACTTGAACATTTGGTAAACCATCATCTGGCATCTCTATGAACTTCAATCTTGTTCTAAATGTTATAGAAACTGGTTCTGTAGGTCCATATGCTTCACCATGATAAATTACTGTTAATTTATATTCAGTATTTGGTAATAAGATAGGATCTAAAATGTTAAGAGTTGTTTTATTTACTCTATCATCTTCGTTATAAACAACTTCTCCAGTACCTGTAGCTACTATCTTCCAAGTAGTTTTAACATGGATATCAGAGTCCATATTTGTTTTAAACTCTGAACCTGTTATAATAGGAAATCTAGGAACTTGATATGGCTCTCCAGAGATATGAATCTCAGGTGTTATAATATAAACATTCGGTGTTGTTAAGTATGCTGGATCAGATACTAAACTATTATAATTTTTACCTAAGATCTTAGCAGTTACTTTATAAGTAGTATTTCTCTTTATACCATCATTACGATCTATTTTAAGTATCCTACTATCCCATTTCAATGTTCTATCTTGAATAAGATGTGTAACTACTGTTTCGGTAGGAGGAACATTAGGATCTGAAGATGGGGTTATATCAACTTCATAAACATTCCAAACTACATATTCTGGAGTATCTTCATCTCCAACGACTACATAATCTGAAACTGAACCTGTAATAACTAAACCATTATTAGATAATGTAACTACTGGTTTCTTAACTACAATGTTAATGGTTTTAAATACTTCTTCTACCCAAGGGCTATTATACTTATGTCCTAAATATCTAGCTTTAAGTTTATAGTTAGTATTAACTTCTACCCACTTCCTATCTATAATAAGGAAACTATCGTTGTTCTCTACGATCCACTCTTTAATAAGGTTATTAACACCAGTATTAGCATGGTTATAAAGTAACCATTGTGTACCTCTCTGTGTATCATTAGTCTTAATAGCTTTAAAAGGACTAAGTTTAGCAGTAGGTTGCATACCTTTAGTTGTTATAGAAAGTTTAGGAGGCTCTATACCTACATAAGGCATACTGATACTTAAGATGGACGTATCTGATACTCCGTATTTCTTACCTACAGCTGAGATAGAGAAACTATACTTATTAGAAGGTTCTAGAACATCATCTGGTACACGATAGGTAAAAGCATTTACCATAGCAGTATGAACAACTTGTTGTGGTATACTAGATTGGTTAATAACTGTAATATCGAAATAGTCTAAAGTATCAGAACCTTCATAAGTTTCTATAGGATCAAAGTTAACACTTACAACACCATTTTCAGCAGATGTTAATTTAAATTTAGGTGGTTTTACCCTAAAGTTACCAGTCTTAAAAATTAATCTAGATAATGGAGTACTATAACGTACACCTTTAAACGTACAAGTTACTAAATAAGTTGTATTAGGTTTTAACTCTATTTTAGATTTTGTAATACTATCTGTTTCTGGAAACTTAAGGAAATATTTATCATCATCACTATCTACTTTTACTACAGTATATTGTGGTTGGTAATCTGAAGATAATAAAGCATTAATCTTTTCGCTATTAACAGTAGAACCATCCTCAACTTCTGTTATACCCCAAGTTACTCTTACTAATGGATTATCAGCTTCTTTACCTTTAAACTCTGGAGAGAGTGTATAGGCTGTAGCTTGAACAATAGGATGTAATTCATTAGCAGTATAAGATAGTGTAGGAACTGAAACCTTAAAAGAAGGAAAGTTAACACGTACTGGCTGTGTAAATGGGCTAGAGTGTGGGTAACTTATATATCTTGCCCTTACATAGTAATAACCAGATGGTAAAAAAACGTTAGTTGGTCTAAACTTACTGAAATCTCCATTAGGGACATCTGCTTCTCTAAGTTTAGTTTTCCATACGATATTAGTAAAATCTTTATCAGAAGCTATCTGCCACTCTACTTTATTTACAACACCTTTAAAGTTTTCATTCGGAGTATACGGTGTAAGTTCAAAAACTGATGCGTCTGTTATAAGATCACCGTCTTTATGAGAAACTATAGCTGGATAACCCATAAGGAACGGAGTCTTAATCTTACTGATATAATCATAGACTGTAACATCACTAAGTAACGTAGCGTCTTCTATATCAACCAGATCTAGCTGAACATTCTTTTCTAAAGTTTCATCTCCAAATTTAAGGGTTGTTGTGCTATCATGTTTTCTGTTATGAGAGATAATGTTAGCTAACATACAAAAACTCCTTGCAAAATTTGATTAAAAAATAATGGATAGTAAGCAATTACCTTCCCATTCAACGAAGCGAAGCACTAGGCTAGCTAGGATAATAAGGTAAAAAATAAGAGTAGCTAGAGGAAAACCTCTAGCTACTCCATCCAGGCTAAAAAATGTTTAGATTTGAAAGAATGACCCCAGGAAGACAATGAACAAACTAACTAGAGTCATAAATAGTATATAACAGAATAAAAAGATAGAGTCTAGAGATACTAGATCTCTAGACTCTACAGTTAGGTTATTGAACTCTACGCTCGAAGTGTGGACCGTCGAAGAAAGACTGATAGAACATACCAGCTTGATTCAATGGGTCAAGACTACACCAATAGTCTCCGAACATTTTAAGTTCGTCTTTAGTTTGTAGCCATTTGCCATCTTTAAAGATAAACAAGTCTACAGCACACTTAACCAAGTGATTGCTCTTACTAGTTTTTGATTTACCAGTTTTAAGATAAATCTCTTGCATCTCAGGAGTTCTTAAAAGCTCTCCGCCTCTTACTTCATATCCATTCTCGTGGATAAAAATAAGAAGTTTAGAAAAGTCTCGCATAAAAGCTTCTTGATGTTGACCTAGTGTCATAACGTACTCCTTATATTAAAGTGTTAGATATCGAACATATCTTCAGACTCTTCATCCACTGCTGTTGCTTCTACATTTTCATCGTTAATGTTTTCTAATATAGGAGCTCGATAAGGGAATGGGAGAGTGAAATACATTAGACTATCATCGATTATGCCAACTCCGCGATGTTTTCCTCTTTGTACCGTTAAATGCCACTTCTTATTGATCTTCGCTTTATAAATATAAATCTCAAAATCTACAACCTGGTCTATCTGTTTCGAACCTTCTGTGTAACCTTTACCAGCAACCTCTTTAACAAATAAAGAATCTTGAATACCATTACGAATAAGAGCCTTAGAATCGCTGGAAAGTTGTTGAGCTATAAGCCCTGCAATTTGTTTCCTTAGTGTTCAGTATGGTTCGTTACCCCATACCCGGGATATTACCCAGCTCTAGCTTTCGCTAGAGAGCAGACTATATCTTCATTAGTAGTACTAATGTTGCTTCATTTCGGATTACTTAACCCTACACCATAGCCAGTGGTTAGTCGTTGAAGCCACTCCATATATCTTTAAGATACTTAGGAGCTTCCTTGCGTCGGTTACCCATTGTAACATACGATAGCGTTTTCACTATTCCGTTATGAATCATTACTCTAACGGTATACTAGTCTATTTCTAGCTAGCAGTAGTATCTATCGTCTTTAGGGCTTTCCCGCAGTTAGAAGCAATGCGTTCTGCACATACCTGTGCAGTAACGTCCTGTATATAATAACCATTTATATCTAAACCAGAAATAATTCGGCGTGCGACAGTTAGTCTATCTACATTAAGAAACCGACCAATTTCGCGTTGAGAATTAAATTGTTTTATAATATTTAGTTTAGGATTACTTACTTCGTAAACATTAAATGTATAATAATTAGTATAATTAGAAATATGTGTTGGATCACTTAGCTCTGAAATTATCCATTGTGTATTGTATAATCTCCGTTTTTGCTTAAATAAATCGGCACGTATCATATTCCGATTAATACCAGTTATTCTAGATGCCTCTTCAAAGCTATTAACAGTATATGAGGCATTATTAATTATATCTAAACATATATACGGACCATTTATTGTTACTTTTTCTATGCTAAAACTATAATCTTTATGTTTTGCATTTAAGCGCCTTACCGCTTCGTATATATCCATATAGTCATGTTGTGTATTTTGCATATTAGGTATACCTAATATTTTATACATTGTGTGCTTACGATTAAAATTAAGTTCTTCACCTGTTTTTAAATTTTTAACGTGGAAAATATGTATTGTTTTACCAGAATCTATATACCGATTTTTAGGGTCGGCATAAAACCAATTTCTTTTATCATCAGCATATTTTACTTCATATCGCTGTCGTAAAAGGTAACCCTTTTGCCCATTTACATATCTATCGGCTAAAATATGCGATAGATTAAAATATGAACAAAATTCAGATACTGATAAAAAGCGTAATATATTACCAGTGTATCTATCTCGGATTAAAATTGGTTTGCGAGTCGTCGATAACCCAACATCTAAAGCATGATAAATATTTTCAGATTGAGTTGCCCATTCTAAATTATCAATACGATTATTCGTTTTACAACCATCAATATGGTTTACAACATCTCTTAACCCAGGATATTCATTATTTACCCATGCTAACGCTATTAACCTATGTTGGACTACGCTTGCGAATCTGTTTTTATTAGGCGAATAAATATAAACTGCTTTATAGCTATCTTTATTATCAAAATCTCTTAGTATTCTTCTTTTTAATTTAGTTATAATGTCTATTATATCGCCTTCTTTATTACATGCGTATCTAACATATTCTGGTATAATACGGTAGTTGCTATTATCATGCTGAAAATATATTGGCTTTTTAAATACCATTCTGTACGGGACTATATTATTTGTAAATTTTGTATCTGTTAATTTAACAAAACGTATATTATTATAATAGTTTAAAAAATTCTCTTCTACATTTGGTAAACAATTTATTTCGAACCAGCTTAAAAGGAAAATCCGGTTCTTATTCCACATTCGTTCGTGATTAAATATTTTTAACTTTATATTAATATCTTTATTATAAATTTGCGTCTTATCGTCCGCCTTATAAAAAATACCATTTTGGTCTATTAATATATGTAAATTATCTAAATATGTAAATTATCTAAAACAGGTTTAAATATAATACCATTCATAACTAACTCCTTAATCAGTTATGAGTTGGTTTGGTTATTTTAATTTCCAAGAGCTACAAAAATTTCTTACACGTCTAAACATATCTCTTAACGCGGTTCCCATTGGTCCAGAGTTATCACATCCAGTAGTTGGCAATATTGCTAAATAATCTATAAATAACGCCTGAACTTCATAACCTTGAGCCTCTAATTGGTTAACATAACCAAAAATACTCTGATAAGTCCAAAGTGTTGGATCCGCTCTTACCAAGAAAATCTCAAACCCATTTTGACCTAAACGTTTAATAACATAATCTTGAATTTGCTCTGTAGATAAATTCTTAAGATCGTCATCTGTATTCTCAGGAAGTTTTCTGTTCTCGTGGTAATATAGATATGTATACATAAACTCTAAAGTGTCTATGGTTTCATCTTCAAAACTTAAATAAACTAGAGTTGGTTTCTTTTTAGGATCACGAAGTTGGGGCTTATTATACCGAGCCATTTGCATAAATATAGATTTAAGAAAACCCGATTTATAATTATGCTGTAAAGAACATATTATACCAGTTTGCCCGCGTCTAAAGCCTCGCTGCATCATATTATTAAGTTGGACCCAGCCTGTTTTAAGTATACCCCCTTCGCCTTTATTCTCCTTAAGACTCTTAACAATGTTTTCCATATCGTCTTTAGAAGACAATTGAACAGTATTTAAAATACCCGCATCTTTCGTACTTGTTTTATTACATAAAGACTCTAACTCTGGTAATATTTCTAAAATATCATCTGCTACCGATTTCTTAATATTTCCATTATTAAGATTATAAGTAAGCAGATTCAATTTTTGTATAGCTGTTGCCGATTTATAATATTGTGTTAACTTATTAACCATAGATGTTACAGATCGTTTCATTCCACCGTCTGTCATCTCTATTGTAAGTTGATCATGTGCTGTATCGTAATATAAAGTATTCGTTCTAAAGATTACTTTAAGCTCTCCTAAGAGATTAGGTTTATCATCATATGCTTCAGGATTCGCAATCATTCTATTAAGAAGATCTATAAGAGCTGATTCTGGAGAATTGATATCTCCTTCTAACATAGTTTGTCGTTTTGGTTTAGTAACTGCTAATATAGATTTTACAATATTCCTGCTATCATAAGTTCCGTCTTTAGTTATCTCTCTTTCTCTAAAGAGGAGAACTATACACGTTATCAGAATGTCTATTTTATTCATTGTTCTGACTATCCTCTCTTTTTTACTTCGTTCTACATTCAATCTCTATTTCTAATAACCTTAAATACCTTGCTGTTTTGTTAGGTGATTTATAGGTACCTACGTACGTTAACGGTACTTTATAAGTAAATTATTTTTGTTAACTAAAACAAAGGAGGACAATGTATGGCAAGTATAGAAATTAGACCTACCGATGTACCTGATGAAAATACTAGTAAAAGGAATAAAACAATATTATTCGTTCCTTATTATCTAGTAGGTGGTAATAGTACTTCTATTAACACTAAACTATTGTCTAGTATCAACGACTATTTCAGAAAGTCTCTAATAGATCCTAAAAGCTATCCTTTACTTAATGACGTCCCATCACTAGCCAGTTTTGAAGAATTAGGTTTCAATCCTTATTTAGGACCCGATACTTTTAAAGCTATTCAATATGGTTTAAAAAATGCTGGTGTGGTACCAAATGATGTCGAAAGTATTTTAGCTTTAGATAGCTATATTAAGAAAGTCTTAGGGTTAGATATTAATACTCAACCGTCTGATATTACTAAACTACAAGAGAGAAGTAAGAGAGTTTTAGACTCTATAGTAGCTCATGAAGAGGTTGACAACAGCTATCCTGTAGATGTTGTTATGAGTAATATAGAAAAACCATATAGATTCTATATTACGGATGATATTTTATTCGTAATAGTAGAAAATGGCTTTGGTAATTTACTCTTAAGTAACTATGAACCGGTCGTTAGAGTTATTGTTTCTGATATAGTTAGAGAATACCAGAACAAATTCGGTACTAACGAGTTACATAGTAGTATGTTATTTAATGTCTACTTGAAAACACTAGATAGAGCTATCTTTAGCTAGGATAGCTTTTATTACTAGTTTCGGATTGTTGTAAGATACTGATACATACGAGGATATACAAAAAATTAACATAAGAAAAGGAGTACTCCATGAGTATGACCAAAACCCAACTACGTGGTATTTTCGACGCTATTATGGCTTCTGAAAAAACACTAAAATCACTAGACAAAAGCGGTATCGCTAACTATACTTTCAACTCAGAGAGCCTAACAGGTGCTGAGAGACGTGCAGCTGAAGAGACTTTCAATAACTTTAAAGATAATATTGAAGCAGCTATCAGCAACATCAACCTAGAGAGCTATGGCAAAGGCCTTGGCGAACTAGCACTTACACCAGTACAAAAAGCTGCTGCTGTTCAAGCCGCTGCTATGGCTGTAAACCCAGCGGGTTTAACTAAAGCTCTTGGTGAGTCATTCGGTGCTCTTAAACCTGACGAGAGAATGGGTATGAACTTCGAGTCTGCTGATTCAGTTCTAGCATTCGAAGACGTTCTAGGCGATATGAAAGTTAACCTTGAGTCATTTGATGGCCAACAACTACAGTCTGTATATTATACAACAATAGCTCTTGCTGTTGCAACTTCTAAACAAGATGAGTTCTCAGAGGCATTCTTCCCACTAATCGTAATGGGACCAGCTGATGCTTTCTACGAAGTTAAAGTTCCAATTGATAACTTTGTTAAAGAGTTCAAACACGTTACTCCAAGAGGTATCGATGTTAAAATGGATGCTAAACCAATCCTTAAGAACCTTTTCAATAACGAACTATTAACAGAAAACAGACTAAGAGTTAAACCATTCGTAGATAATGACCCTGATAAATTTGCATTGGTACACGATGCTAAATTCGGTGTTACTGTAAACGGTGAGACTTTCAACTCAGCTCCTTACAAAATAGGCGCAAAAATTGACATCTTTGGTGTTACTAATACTAAAGCTGATGTAGCTCGTGGTAACGTTACAGACTTTACAGATGCACTTGATAGAGCTATAGCTCTTACTAACCTATACCTAGGTTTCAAGAACGCAGCTAACAAAGATCTACAAGCTAAATTGGATCTATCATTTAGACCTAAAACAGCTTTCCAACTACCTGCAGAGGGACATAACAAAGAGCTTACTGCTAACTTCAGTGGTAAATTCACATTGAACACTAAGTCTACTAAAGACTTCCAAGATAAAGAGAACACAGACAATGCTCTATTCGGTGCTACAATTGCTGGTGGTACAGAGTATGCTGTTGACGTTGAGCTTGCTGTAACTGGTTCTGTTAGAACTGATACAGGTGTTATCAAGTTGAACGCTACAAGCCTTGAGCTACTTGAGATTAGAAAAGTTAGTGATGGTACAGTAGTAACTGATCTTACAGCTGGTGACGGTAAAGCTATTAAAGAAGCTCTTGAGAAAGTAGCTGTTGTAGGTTATGATCTTGATGTAGCTGTAACAAATAGCAACTTCAGAAAGAGAAGCATCCTATTACATAACGAGTCTACAAGATATAGACACATCTGCGAATTCAGAAGCGGATTTAACGTAATTAAACCAGTATTTAACCTAACTGGTGAAGATAACGACGCTATTGCAGAAACAGTTGAGAAACAATCTATAGCTGTTAGCGCTGCTATGAGTTGTACAGCTGTTGGTACACTACTTGGCTTTGCTAAGTATCTAGAGGATCTTAATGCTGCTCACGCTCTAAGCTCAGCATTGACAAAAACTCAATCTGATACAGTATTTGTACCATTCTACCATAAAGAAGAGTTGAAACTTAAAGATAACGTTGATAGCTTAAGAAGCTATGAGAGAGTACAAGATATCGCTGCTGGTATCCTAAATAACATTGCAGATGTTGTAACTGTAATGGGTCTAGAGTCTAACTATACTAACGTATTTGAGAAACTACGCCCTGGTAAACGTAAAACAGTTGTAATTGGTACAGATCCACATATCGCTAGATACCTAGGACAACAACTACAACCATCTGTAAATGCTAGTGTTAGTTCAAATACATTTAACCTAACATTCGATACAGACGCTGTTATCGTAACAACATGCAACCCACTAATGAAAGATAGAATTTTCGTAGCCTTCACAGACTTCGATAATCCAGATAGAAACACAACTCCAGACCTAATGAGTTTCGGATTTGGACTCTACACACCTCCTTTCAACCGTGAGGTACAAACTACTAGAGCTAATGCTACTGTTAAAGAGCTTCATATTGAGCCTCGCTTTAGCTTTATCCCTAGCATGGCAGTACTTGCTGAGTTCCACATTGAGGGCATCTCAGAGGCTATTAAGAAAAACGTACGCCATTACAAAGTTGTTCTATAATCTTAAGATTATATTCATTTTGTACACAGAGAGTAGACTTCGGTCTACTCTCTGTGCTTTTTTATGTTGGTAGGTCATATACTCATTTGGTGTTAGTTATATATTCTTTATCTAGAGGAATAAATAAAATAACGTAAAGGATATTGGCTATGGAACCAATAAACGAATTTAGCTTATTAGATAAGTTTGAAGATAAATATGATCGAGACAGAACATACATGGTTACATCTATTGGAATTACCACAGAAGAGCTTGAAAGCTGTGATAATTACACTAAGATGTTTATTTATTATGCAACTGAAATAGTTGTTTATATTCCTGTTAGTAAAACAGAGATGGATATGATAGCCGGTGCTAAAGCTAAGCTAGATGAACTACTTACTAAAGAACATATTTCTGGTAGTTTAACTTTTGACGAAAAGAGAGAAGCTGACCTTTGTAGAGGTGCTTTAGGTAACGGTAAGATCGTTAGTAAGAATGGTAAGTTCTATAGGGAGATAACTTATACTCCGTATTTAAATAACTTGTATTTTAACGCAGAGTTAAAACCGAATGCAGGTGCTGATACTAACGGTAATAGAATAACAGTTGACCCTGATAAGAAGAAATGGGCTTATAAGACTTGGGTATTTACTAACGTAAGTGAAAACACACATACGATTCACTTTATGGATAGAACTAATAGACCAGGACTAGTCGAATATAAGAATACTAAAGACATAACCTTTGCTGCTCTTAATATTCCTCGTAAGGCAGAAGGTGTCTTTATAGTTAAAGACAGTGTCTTAGCTAGACCTAATTTTAAAGATGTTGGCTTACAGAAAACAACTGGTAACCCATTTAGATCTCTAAGTAGCTTAAGGAAGTTAAGAACTAGTATAGCAGGTGCTAATGCTATTTATAGCGGAGGTAATGATACATTATATTATAACCAACTATTTAGTCCAGTATTAAGACCGAATGCTGTCGATGCTAATAGCGCTTATCTTTATATAGAAAATTCTCCTTATAAAGATACTTATATCAAAGTAGCTGATGATCCAGCGTCTAGTCCTATCGTTAAGAGTAGGTTTGTAAAAGATTGTTATAACAACGGATTACCAGTAGCGTTTGAATCTGCTAACCTTTTTGAAGGTGGTATAGATAGTAAATACTTAATGGACATAATGGATAGAGGCGATAAGCAAGACCAGATAGCTATCAAGAGATGGAGAAGTATCGTTAAGAGTCATTATGATAATCACAATATGGTTATAACTCTAAATGATGATGTAAACATAAACCCAAGAAGATACGATTGGTTCTTAAGACATTATGTAGGCAGGGTTAGTAACTATGTTATTAAAGATCCAGATAGCAAAGAAGAGATTTCAGCAGCTACACCATACGAACATAACTCTGAACCATATTTAGATATTTCAGAAGGTTTTGTTAACTTACCAAGGAACGAGCATTGGAAACTATCAGCTAGTCCGCATCTCTATTCTGACATAATAAGAATGGAAGAACAACTAAGTGGTCAAACTTATAATCATGGTAAGATTATAGATAGTAAAGATATTGTACGTGGTATTAAAGAGACAAGACAAGATATTTTTAACCATAATGGGTATACTAACGGTATAAGTTTTGAAGATATTATATTTATACCAATAGAGAAAATCAGAGAGAATGGTGGAGAATATTACGACGAAGAGTCTGACTTAGTTATTATACTAGATGATGTTAAAGGTAGTGAAAGTGTTTTGCATCCATTTAGTAAGAAAAGAAGAGAATTAGACCAACGTAAAGCTGCTTTTGAGGTTAACAATATGGGAGCTGGTTGTTCTATTAAAATTATTAGTAATAGTAAACAAGAGATTGGTAAAGTTTATTATGCTAAATTTCTTAATAGGATCTATAACATTGTTGTAGAAGATAGCTATGGTCAAAATAGTCAGATTATAGTAACTACCAGGAACACTAGTAAAGGATTACCAGAAATTAATGTTTATCCTCTAACAGTTGAAAACTTAAGTATGTTAAATATCTTCGATAATAACAATGACGCTGAATGTCTAGGACTAAGAAAAGAGAATCTAGAGAAAGAAGGTTATGCTACTAAGCTTGTAGAGATAGAAGCTGATAGAGAAATAACCAAAATGAATCTAGAGAAAGCCAAAGTAGAATTCCAAAATTATCTTAAGAAAATAAGTACAGATTTAGCTGCTAAGAAAATGGAATACGAAATGAAACTCGAAGAGATGATATCTAAGTCTATAGTAGACGATAAAGCTGCTGAATATAAACTAAATAAAGAGAAATATACTACAGCAACTACATTTATTAAATCTGCTCTAGACGCGTTTAATACGACTATAAGATTTATAGATATCGTAACTAGCATCATGAAGGCTGGGTAATAATATCTAACTAGTTATGAGTTATATATTATTTATATAGGATCTTCGGTTCTAATGATCATTTTCTAAAAATAAAAAATTTGAAAGGATAAAAGCATGGACAGTTTACTAGCTAAGGCTCTAGATGAACACACGCCACGGATGAACGACAAACTCGTCCGTGGTATCGCTAAAGGCGTTTTTGAGAGTATTCCAGACTACATCAACAAGATGATAGAGATTAGTATGGAAAAGATCAACCCTAATATCGATTTAAGGTATAAGGGATATAAGATTTGTACTCCAGAAGAAGAACTTATGGAAGACGCTTTGAGCAGAGCTTCGAATAAACCAGCTGATATAGCAGCCAATAATGCTTATTTAGCTGTGTTTGAATTCGAACACAATGGACAACCAATGCCGAAGTACATATATCTACCATTTTGCGACCCAGGTAATATTTTTGTAATATCTGGGACTAAATATGTAGTTATGCCAATACTAACAGACTTAGTTATATCTGTTAAACCAGATAAAATATTTGTTAGATTGCATAGGGATAAGATACATGTTACTTCGGAAAGAAAACGTGTTATACTTAATGATAACCCTAATCCAGAGATGCCTAAACTGCTATTTAGTAGTATACTAAATTCAGGTAGTAAAGACAAAATGAAGCCTGGTGGTAAAACTCCATTAGGATTGTATTTACTATGTAAGTACGGACTAAGAGAAACATTAAGGAAATATACAAATCTTAAAGAGGGTGATATTATAATTAAATATGATCCTTATGATAAGATTAAAGCAAACGAGATCAAAGACTATGATATCTATAGTACCGTAGGTGAACGACCTAAGAATTATGATAAAGGAGCTGTTTATCGTAAGCATAAGATCAAAGTACTAGTACATAAAGATGTTAAGTTAGACGCTTTACTTACAAACATTATAGGTGGTATTATCATTAGTTTCGATATCGCTAATGGTAGAATAGAAGAAGATCTTGTTAAATTCCTAGATGAAGGACTGTTATTAAGACAAAAATACGAGGATATAATAGCTAAATATCCTAAACCGTCTAAAACAGAAATTAAAGAGATTGAAGCAGTTAGTAAACCATATAGAAAAAATCTAATGCAAGAGAAAAACATTTGGAGACTTTTACTAGGTAGAGGTATGTACAAATCTGAAATCTCTGTAGATAAGATTATAGTAGATCTAGAAGAACATATAACTGCTTTAGATAGTTATGTAGATGAAATCATAAGAAGGAAACTAGCTAACGTTGGTGTTATGATAGAAGACTTCTGGGATATGCTAGTTTATATTATAGGTATTTATGCTCACAGTGTTAACAATGCTAAAGAGTATAATAGAAACGTAAACCACATACATATCGATATTCATTATTACATATGCTATTATATTATTATTGGTTTCAATAGGGCTATTAAACAGATTAATCAGCGCTATGAGAAACTTGGGCAACGCTCACCTTCTAAAGAAGAGATTAAGAAGATTATAAATAACAACATATCCGAGAAAGTTATTTATAACCTAGTTAAGAGTTCTAGTGCTAGTTTAGCATTAGCACAGGCAGACGTAAGTAATGATAGTCTTTATTATAAAGCGACTGCACAACTAGAGAATCAAAATAGAGGTGAAGGCGTACACAGAGGCGGTAAGACTCCATTCCCAGATAACATCAAAACATTAACTGCTCCTATGTTTGCATATGGTAGTTTATTGTATTTGATCAAATCTGCACCATCCCCAAGTTTACGAGCAAATCCATGGGGACAGTGGGACGAACTTACTGGACACGTTATTATACCAGAACATTTACAACCAGCTATCGATAAACTAGATGCTGCTTTAAGAGGCGTTACTGACGTTGCTGAAGTAGCTGAAGAGCTTAGAGAGGGCTTAGAAGATTATGAAGATGGTATAAGTAAAGAGGAAAATGAGGAAAGTACTGATGACGAACGAGATGATACAGATAGCAGTGGAGATGGAGAGTCTGAAGACTGATCTCCACCAGAATACTATCATACTAGAGAATAAAGCCATTAGAGAACTAGGGTTAGGAGTCATAACTCCTGCCCTAGTAACTTTAATTACGAGCGTATATACTAATAAGGCAGCATTGGTAGCTTTAGATATGCTTAAGAATAATCAACAACCGGATGCTAATACATTATATAATTATATAATAAACACTAACCAATCTCCAGTAATGTTGAATATATTAAACCAAAACCAATTATTGTTTACTGTAGCTAATAATGGTTTAATACTCGCTAACAATATGATACAAAAAGCAACTGAAGCAGCTAAACTAGCTATTAAAAACCAAATAATGAGAGGAACTAATAAGATGTACCAACAACCGAACCAATTTGGAAGTATGGGTAATATGGGTATGGCTCCTATGGTAGTACAACCAATGGTAGCACAGCCTATGAACCAATATGTACCTAATGTCTATCAACAAGCCCAAAATACAGATGGGATGATGAGTTCAGGTGTCTATAACGAAAAATATGCTAATAGACAAAATACAGTAGCTACTCCAGTAGCAATGCCAACTAACAATAGATATAGTAATAATACTCCAGTAGAACAACCTAAATTGGTTCCTGTAGAAGCAGTACCTACTGAAAATAAATTTAGTTGGCTATGTGCTCCGGGTGTTAGTGTTAATGCAAACGGAGATGCTATAGGATCTATAAAATCTGATCTTGTATTAGGTATTGGAGAAACTAGTCTAGAGGGTGAATTGAATACACAAGATGCTTTACAGGCTTGCTTATTTAAAGTTAACCCAAATACTTTATCGAAGTTTAAATATAAGATTAAGAAGAGACAATTTACAACCACTGATAAATATAACTCTTTAGTTAGTAGATGTCTATCTTATTATACTTCTAAAGTAATTATAGCTGTAAGCGCTGTATCCCCAAGTACTGTTATAGACGATATACTTACTGATAAAGACGACCTAATAACAGCTTTAACACAATCTGTAGCAGTTATTAAAGATCGTATAGAGACTGAGAATCTCATTAACGAAATCCATAAGAATGCTTTAGAGTCTAAAGGTAGAGTACATGGTGATAATAGTCCTATAGACAATAAGATAGTAGAGGTTTCTTATTCGGAAGTTAGAGATGCTTATCTAGTACATTCTGATGCATTACTATCAGCACTTAATGATGTAGTAGTTGGATTCGATAGAGTAGTCTCTATTAGTAAATATTCTTATCCAGGAGTATTTAATAGTCTATCTAAAGTAATACAAGAAGAACGTGGGTTCTTAGATCTGTTTGTAGGTTCTCTACAAGGTTATTATTATTTAACTATGTACCAAAAAGATCCTAATGCAGATATTAAGTTTGTAGTAGTAGAGAATAAAATTAAGTAAGGAGTTAAAATGGAAGTAACTGTGATTGAAAAAGAAGAAGCTCTGAGACGTGCAGGGCTCTTCGATATGTTTACAGTAGAAGATAATGTTCGATACGCTAAACATCTCTTTAGTACGAAACATAACAGAATGACTAAAGAAATTTGTTCTATTATCGGATGCTATAGAACAGACGAGCCTGTAGAAACGATTAAAGCGTATTTTGAACAGTTTGCTAAGAACGCTTATGATCTAACACTTAACGGCGTTCCTAATGGCTCTGCTACTTCTCATCTACTGGATATATTCGCAGAGCTTTTAAAAGATGAATCTAGTAACTCACCGGCAGGTTCGATTATCGATGCGATATTAGCTAAGTTAGAATATATGTTACTACATCTATCTGGTAATATAGGTAACTTACCAATAGACGTTGATAACCTAATGGAAGACTGGGACGAAGTTAAATTAGTGTTAAGAAACCATGGGATAGATGGCTATGTATTAACAGAGTTAGATAGACTATCTTATTCTATCTTAACATCATTCCATAGTAAAACCATGAAAGTGGAGATTAACGAGTTAGAGAATAGTAAAGCTTGCATATTCTCTGTCCATTATAGTGTACCATTAATTTATTATACCGCATTTAGTCTACGTAAATATGGTAAACCAGGTGTAATGACATTTAAACCAGGTAGCCATGTAGATTATCCTGTTTTAGCTTCTATAGCTAATGAATTTGGTACTGCGTATTTTAAATTGTTTAACGATAACCCAAACAGAATTGATGGTTGTGTAAGTGTTTTTGTTAACAAGATAACAAGCGATATTACACTATATATTTAAAAAGAGTATAAGAGCTACTATACCGCCATATAGTAGTTGCTTATAGAGCAAAAGGAAACACAGTGGACGAGCTAAAAGAATTACTGGATGAAAATGAAAGGTTAAAAACTGAGGCAACACTTTATAGAAGCCTATACAAGTTTGAAATCAATAGGCTAAGAAATAAAGGAAAAACTGGCAAGTTAGGAAACCAATTTAGACGTCAAATGGAGCTTTATGAAGAAAGAAAAAAGTTAGCGACAGGAAAGAAACAAAAAGTTTCGTTTATTCAATCGCTTAAAGCTAAATTTAATTTTAAATAAGGAGTTTACAATGGAAAAAGTAATTACAGAAAGATTAGAAAATCTAGAAAAAAATGTTTATAATCTAAGTACGAGAATATCTCAAATCGAAAGCATGTTAGCAAATATACAGCAGGCTAACCAAACTAGTAGCCCTTATAGTGGTAATGCTTTTGCAAGCCCATACGGAAGCCCATTTAAATATTCAACAGTTAATCCAACTACGCTACCAATAGACAATGAGACTATTATAATTCAAAAACTTGATAGGATTATAGACTTATTTAATAACAACTTCTCTAGACTCAATTGGAGATTAGAAGCTCTAGAAAACCAAAGAAAGGAATAAACATGGGAAGACTTATTATAGCAGGTGTCTATGGTTTAGGACTATGGGTATCTTACTCTATTGGTAAAAGAGGTTTTGGTAGAACTATAGTAGAAATTGAAGATACTATAGACAATATTCGTAAGTGGAGTCGTGATAAACTAGATGATTTAGGATCTGAAGTAAAAGAAGCTAAGAAAGAGAAGTCTGAGGAGTAAAATCCTCAGACTTTATATTTTTTGTAAAGGATAGCAATGTTAATCAAAATGTTAAAATTAGGAAACATACAGACTAACGTAGGTATGGTAGAAGGTAAATGTGTTTTATTAGGTTTAGAACGCTTTGGAGGGAGTAGTGAATGGGGTTGGTATACTATCAACTACACAGAGTCTCCACTTTATATTGGTAGAGAAGTTTTAGATCTTCAGTTTGAAGAAGTAGACCTATTAGAACATCCTAACCTTATTTGGGAAATAGTAGGTAAAAAACTTATTGCTCTAGAGTCTGCTGACCCCAATAAGAAAGATGCTGTAGAATATATATCTAACCACGCATTACTATCGGTAAATGAAGATGTATCTAGGGAGATAGATAATATAGATCTTTTAGGTAATGCTTTATTTAGTTATATAGCTAATGTTAATATGGGATTATGTTATACTGTTAGCACTTACTATAACGAAGGTGACAATGAATATAGTAGTTCTACAGGTTATATTACTATAGAACACGAAAATGGTGTAATAAGGTTTAAAGTAGACTTATGTCTAACTGATATGTTTACAGATGAGCTTAAAGAAGATAATATAGAGTTTACTATTACTCTAGAGAAAGAAGAGATAGAAACTTTATTAAAAGATAAAGATAGGAATCTAAAAGCTAAAGAGATGATAATATCTAAACTTAAAGAACTAAGTGAGGAATGGGTATTCGAGATTCCTAATGAGTAACTAAAGAAAGGGCTATCATGACAGCTACAGAATTAACAACCATTCTCCAAAACAGAACAACAACTAGTTTTGGAGTCTCTATTGGTACTGGGTTACTATTAGAGTCTATGTTCGATCCTATAGTAGATCGATATGATCCTGATAGACCTATACCACCAAGAGTAGAGATAAAAAAATATCCTTATTGGTTAATTAACGTTTATACACTAATAAGGAACATCTTAACCTCTCTTACTGAGAAAGTAGATGAAACTTCTATTGATAAGAAGGTGTTTGCTAATGCTGTAATAAAAGTCTTAAAAGAGGAGATAATGGTCATTAGAGGGCTTGTCTCCTCTACTGATGTACATCAAGATTGGTTACAGTTATGGGTTCCAAGGTATGAAACACTGATTAAGAAATTCAATGTTGGTAAGGACTTTTCAGATCTAAAATATATAACGAAAAATATAGAGGCTTTTAAGCTCTATAGTCCGTTAATAAAAGAGATAAACTATATTTCTAAGGTAGAACCTACTGTTGATTATAAATTCGCTTCTACGTTTAAAGAAAGCCTTATAACAACTAGTTTTCCTTTAGACCTTTTACAGTCTAATTACCTAACATTGTTAGAGTCCCATACCGGTGTTCTAAAAGATAACCATCTATGGTATACTAAGTACCATCCTATGGGTAAAACTGACCTTAGCAGACTACCAATGTCGGATATAGTCTTATATCTAATGGGAGATGGTTATTTAGTTAAAGGAGCTTCTATAGGCGTTAAGAGAGAACTATTGAATCTTGCTGAAAATAAGAACTGGTCTTATAGAACAACTAAGGAGAAAATAGTATCTAACTTTAAAGAGTCTCCTGTGCTAACAGAAGCAATAAAAGACTTTAAAAGCTACTAGAGAACCTTATAAGGTTCTCTAGTAGTATATATTTTAATTATTTTTTAGTTATATATTCTTTATATAATAAATACACTACTCTAAGGAGATACAAATGACAGTTAATTACATAACCAAAACACAATGCGTTACAGCTAATAAAACAGAGGCTAACTTTGTTATTACAAAGTATAAACTTATTAGAGAGAAACTATCGCATAATTCTTTAGTTCTTTACTTTCTTAGTTTAGAATCTGACGAAGTCTTTAACTTCTTAACAGGAGATTTAAATATCGACCTTAATGATTATAAACATCCTCAAGAACTAAAGTTATTGGGCCAAGTCGTTCGTTATGTAAGGAAAACCGCTTATGACGTTTTAAAGAAAACTTTTCCAAGAACATTTAATACTAGTAAATCGTTTAAAAACAATATGGATATTCTACAAGAACATTACATGGTAAATAAGGTGTTAGATAATAGTTATAGTAAAAATATGATAGAAGTTGCTAGTAACGTATTAGATAGTTTGCTATTTAATAATGATTACCATACTTTAACTTATGGTTATTTTACTACCCCAGAAGAATCTAAAAATAAATCTATAACACTTACGTTAGAAGTAATAGAGGTACCATCTAATATTAATAATCGTAAAGCTAAGTTTAAAGACTCTATAGTAAATTATGTAAACGACATTCAAGATTCTATAGAGGAACGAAATATGTATTTTTTAATGGATTTATGCGACCATAATAAATCTTGTAAGAAATATGAAAGAGATATACTAAAAGCTATTATATCTTATGTCGAAGAAAAAAGAGCGAGTGGGGAGGTTAAAGATCTCGATGTCGATCTAGGTATATCAAAACCTGTATTCATGCTAGAATTTATATCTTTAACATATAAATATCGTAATGTGACTATAGAGGCTTATGAGAGATTCTCTTCAATAGCTGATACCGTATTCGATATACTACAAAATATTAAATTAGATATAGATGCTCAGGAGTATAAAATAACTGTTACGATCGACAAAACACAGTTATGCTACGACCCTAATACAGGAAGAAAAGTTACTAAAGGAGAGATATGAAAGCCACAGGATGGGATATCCTATTTATCGTTGCGCAGTCAATAACAATATTCTGTTTAGCTAGTTATACCGTTCTTTATCATAGAGGCTCTGTGCTTTCTGTAATAAAAGAAGCAGTAACTAGATTTATAGAGATGTTTAAAAAGAATAAAAGAGAGTAAGAACCAAATAGGTTCTTACTCTCTATCTTTTTTATTTTTTATCCAATGTAAATGGATTTTCTTCTATATCTTCTATAACATCCTTAGGGACAGGAATGTTAAACTTAGTAACGAAGTCTTGAATATTGTACACTCTTTTATACTTATGCCCTACGAGCCTAGGTAGATTCTTTTCTTTACTAGAAACTACCGCATAACGATCCTCTGGTTTCTTAATAACTATTTCAGCATCTAAATCTGATATATCCTCAGAATGTTCTATATTACTATTAATCGCAATAATTGTTCTTAAACATTCTTTACTATATTGCGCAGTAGTAAAAATATCGCAATCACGGATAGCTAAAGGTGTAGTTACTTTTTCAACTCTTATATTATATAGTTCTAAAAACTTCTTACCAAAAAATGTCCCTAAAAATTTATTATACTCTTTAATCAGTTTTACAACTGGAGATACTTTACCATTAGTTTCTTCTTTTGGTAACTCGATAATATCGATTGTATCACTTGTATATAGCTCATTAGCGCTATATATTAAATCTTTGTTAACCTTAGCAGGTAAAAGACTATATAATAAATGTGTAGCTCTGATAGATTTAATTCCGAATTTAAATTCTTCTATATAGTCTATGATTTCGGACGCTTCTGTTCTAGTATACGATAAGTTTTCTAGTTCCTCTGGCGCAAACTTAAATATATCTTTAGGGTATCTTAGATTTTTATTTTCGCAAAGAGTATAAACATCCGAATATGTTAATTTAGGAACCTGTAAAGCATATTTTATAAATTTATAAAGAGCCACTATACGGTTATGTACACAATCCGGGTCCTTGCAATATATATCTGTATATCTATTATTAGCAACTCCATATGGCATATTTAATTCTTTACCGCCACAAACAGGACAACTATATGGTCGAGGATAGGAATATCCAACATTACGCTGGCCTATTGCTCTAATTTCAATATGTTTAGAATCGGTAGTTGTTAGTTGTAATGGCGTGCCTACTAATAATTTCATATCGTCTGCCTCGCCCCAGCTATTTAAATATATTCTGTCTATATGTCTATCGTTAAAGGTAACTGGGTCTATTTTTATATAAGGTAAAATTTTGCCATAAAAATTAGTATAAAACCCCTGCTTAACTGCTCTAACTTCCGTTGTTTTTTCCATTTTATATACCTTCAATTTCATTCTTCATATTACATTCCCATAAGTCTAAAAAAATATTAAACAGACTCTATATGTAACTCTATTTGCTTTTGTAGCCACTCGTACGACCGTATCTTTATAACGCCTTTTTCAAACAGCCTTTCAAGTTCTGCTGGTCTATCCGTAACTATAGTATCTAGCCCCTTTAAACCCTCTTTAGTAAAAATATCGCGGTAGTTTCTTTCAACCCTGCCGCCATACAGCCTTATGCGATCTACGATATACTCTTTAGGAACATTTTTATACGGCATTAGATAAAACATTTTATCCGCTATTTCGGGATTTACGTCATGAGTTACTACTACTTTTGTATTAAGTAGTGCAATTTCATCTTTATGCGTTCTTTTATATTCTAAAAGTGACTCGGCACACTTTTCTATACTCTCCATTCTGTCGTTTCGTAACGTAACGCCATTATAACTATACGGAAAGTTAGGAACATTTGTCCAAGACATTATTTCCGTAGAAGAGTATCTCCAAATAAGGTTAGGTGTTAGTTTAGGCAGTAATGCATAATACATAAGTGCCCTTGGTATACTAGTCTTAGCTAAAAGCGCTGTAACTAGTTCTTGTAACAAAGGGCTTTTTGGCCCATACGCTGTTGCTAAGTTTTCGGGTAGCGTGTAACTATATAGCGATCTAATAGATGTTACGACTAGTTGCGTATATAAAAAATATGCTGACACGTAACTAAAGCTATAGAAACCTAAACAAAATTTTATAAACCTAGTAATTCTTATTATTTCAAACCGGTTACAAGTCTCATTTGTGCATTTTACCTTTTTACCTGTTTTTTCTTTATTATCTATTGGATTACCGCATAACGGGCAAATAACAGGTTTTTGTATTGGCTCTACGCCTGGCGGATTCTCTCTATTATAGTATTCATAAACTACATATGGTGCCGTATATTTAATAGATATATTAATAATAGATCCTACCCCAATTTTTTCATTCGTAATTTTGTCCCAGTCGGTTAATGTTATATTATTTACAGAGCTAAAAAACCTACTTCTACCGCTGCCCTTCCATAATGTAACTCTGTTAAAATAGAGTATTACACCAATCTCGCCATTTTCATACACTATATGCTGATATCTTTTTATTCTAACACATAAGTTTTTACCTATTGAAATTTTAGTATTTTCCATAATTTTATCCAAAATTTAAAATTCTTCTTTTAACTTTAAATAAAAATATTTTTAATACCATTTTTGTCAAAAAGGAGTAATAGCAAAGTTAAAATTTTAAAAGTAGGAATAAAATCCATGTCAAAAAGGAGTAATAGAATAATAATAAGATATATAATA